TTCTTTTAAGTAGCTTGGCCTCAAGTGAGGCGGTGGTGGTGGGGGCAGGAGGATCGGGTGGGGGGACCCCTACCCCTGGAGGCAATAGTACTTTTAACAGCAAAACTTCTTACGGGGGCACCAGCTCTATGAGTGGTGGTGGAGCAGGGGGAGGGGGGTATGGAGGTCTATCAGGTACGGCAAATGGTGGATCCTATGGAGGTCCCTCCCTGATGGGTGGTGGTGGTGGTGGTGGAACTGATAGTTATGGAGGAGGGGGTAGATCTATAATGGGTGGTGGTGGTGGTGGTACCACTTATGGGGCTGGAGGTTCTAGTGAACATGCTGGTAACGGTGGTGGTTACGGAGGCTCTATTCATGGCTCAATCCCTTCAGGCGGGGGTGGTAATTACGGTAACGGTGCTCGTGGGGAAGTTATAATAACAGTAATAGGATAGGGATATGGTTGAACGGGTATGTGCAATTGTTAGTGAGGACATTATTACTAACATGGTAATTGTAGACGACGAAAAGGAATTCAAAGTTAAGGCAGGGGAAACTCTAATCCCCATGCCTGATGATGTTGTGTGGGGTACAGGTATGGTTAGGAACGAGGAAGGGGATTTTGTAAACCCCCCCAAACCTACTGAGGAAGTACGTCAAGAATTGATGGCTGATTTTGCTGGTTATGTCCAGACTACTGAAATTCGGATTGTGGGGAGGGTTCCTAAATCTTTGAAGGTTTCTATTGTTGCAAGTATTGAAGCTATAACCCATGAGGATCAACGAGAACAGATCGCACGTGATTTCACAGATCAATTGGATGCTTTAACGGTTCAGGATGGTGAGTGATGGTTGGTACCACCAGTGGAGTACGAGTGACACCGGATGGTACTGACGTACACTTGACGATATTTGCTGGGAAAACTTTAAGATTTGCTATTATCTGGGGAGGCTTTGAGCCCATAGACATAACTGGGTGGACAGCCAAACTCCAGGTGAGAAATAAAAAATCACAACTGATATTCTCTTTATCAACAGACGACGGATCAATTGTGAATGAAGGGGGTACAGGTAGAATTTGGTTGAATGCGACACCAGAACAAACATCGTTGTTGAAGGAATCAGGGCGATACGAACTGGAGTTGACAGACAGTATAGGAAACGTGTTTAGAGCTTTGAGTGGGTTCGTATCGGTGGAGGTTGATGTAGTGCAATGACAGACGTTAAAGTTGCTTCTGTAGTTATTGAAATCCCCGGCTCAACCGGGGGTAGGGGTCCTCAAGGCACAGACGGTGTTCAAGGGATCAGGGGCGTTCAGGGAGTGCAAGGGGAATCAGCCCCTGTGTATAATCACGACCAAACCCAACCCTCACCACAGTGGGACATATACCACAATTTAGGATTTTTCCCTTCAGTGTTCGTGTTGGACACTTCTGGGCAAGAGTGTGTGGGTGATGTTACCCATATAAGTGTAAATCAGGTACAGCTGAATTTTTCAGCTTCATTTGCCGGAACAGCGAGGCTATCGTAAAATATCATGGCAAAAAAGTTTCTTACCCCCATTGATATGTCGGGGAATCAGATTGTCAACTTTAGGGTTGAAAATCTAGGGTCATTACCAGCATTTGGAAGTGCTGGACGATTAGTTAGTGTTAGTGGAGTCACGTATGAAGATACGGGTTCTGCTTGGAAAAAGATTGGTATTACCAATTGGGATGACGTAGAGAATAAACCTGCTTCATTTCCTCCAGCTACCCATAGTCATGATGAGGCTTCTGGAACTGCTGCGGGTTTAATGCCTTTGGCAGCATTTGTAAAGCTGGCGGCTATTGAAACCGGGGCCACAGGAGACCAATCTGGTTCAGAAATCAAAACTGCCTATGAAGGTGAATTAGACACTAATGCTTTCTCTGATGCTGAAAAATCCAAGTTGGCTGCTATTGATGCTGCTCATTATGGGGACCCGGTTCAAGATACAGTTGCCTTGGCTGCTATTCCTGAAGCTTCAGCCACAGATAAGGAAAGACGTTATGTTGAGGATGATACCTCTGATTATTTCTATGATGTGTCTGCTGTTTCTGGTGACGTGGCTCCTACAGACCAAACTGGTGGTGCTGGCTTTTGGCGCCGGGTAACGGTTTCTGGGGAAACAGCAGCCAGCATCAAGACTAAATATGAGTCTAATGCTGACACCAATGGCTACACCAATGCCGAAAAATCTAAATTGGCTGCTATAGCAACGGGTGCTGAAGTCAACGTCAAATCTGATTGGAATCAGTCTAGTACCTCTGCTGATGACTTCATTGCAAACAAACCGACTTTGATTCAAAAGTTTGCTGCTGATTGTCCTTCTGCTGCGGGGACAACAGCTGTGGTGGCTCATGCTTTGGGTACTACTGATGTAGTGGTTCAGGTCTATGATAACACCACAGATGAAATGATACTGTGTGATGTCGACATTACTGACCTTAATACGGTCACCCTTTCATTCGGGGCCAGTCAACTCCAAAATGCGTTTCGCTGTGTTGTAGTAGGTTAATCACCATGAAAATCCTTGGGAGACTTTTATTGGCAAGTGGTCTCTCTCCCGTCTATACGGGGGAGGTCACCACCCGTCAATATATTGATGATGGTCGTGGTACAGGCCCTCAAGGTCCGCAAGGCAATCCAGGTACTCCAGGGTTGGATGGTTCCAATGGTTCTAACGGATTAACTGGTAGTCCAGGACCTCCCGGAAACATAGATTTATACACGGGTACTACTCAAAACAACAGTAGCTATCCCATTGGCACTACGTTATTGTGTTCCGAAGGTAACGATTCACCAGCACACCAACCAAACGATAGAATTTATGTGTATGTTAAAAAAATCAGCACGGTGTGGAGGTTAGTGGGGTATGCGACCACTCAATCAACCAATTCAGATATGGTAGCACTGGCTGGGGTGTGGAGACTTCGAGGATCAACGGGATGGGGTTTCACAAGTCTGTTTGTTCAACGTGTTAGTTAAGGAAAATTGCTATGAAAGTGATCTTATTGGTTTTGTTTTTGTCCTCCCCTATTGTCTATGCTTTGGGCAATCTCCACAGTACCTTGATGGGGGTCGTTGCCTTCGCTGCCTACGGTTTTGGTTGGGCGGTGGCAACCTTGGTTTATTCCATTAGTAATACAGCTAGAGCTCAATGCGCAGCTAACGATGATTTGGTGGCTGATGAGGAATTGCTCAGACGTACTAAAGTGGCTGTCAATGATATGGGTCAAGATTTGGTATCTAACGTCAAGAAAATCACTCGCAACCTGGAGATAAAATCTAATGGTTAAGGAATCAAAACTACATAGGTCTGTTTATGCGGTCATCAAAAGTAATTGGGGGATGTTGTTACTGGTTCTTATCCCCATGGTGGTTTTTATTGCTGTCACTTGGCAACCAGCTCAAGGAGACATTACTCCCACAGATCATTCCCCGGTGGCTGACAAAAAACCTTGGTATGGCAACCTTTGGGGGTCTGAATCTAACTGCGGGTTTAATGAGAATTGGCCAGCTTGTCGTTGGAAAGAATAACATTTTGATTTAATGGGGGCATTCGATGAATTTTGGTTTCACTATGGACCGCAACATGTACATCATGGCAGCGGTCGCTCTAATTGGCTTGATCATATTTCTCGTATTAACTATGGTCAGTGCCTTTCTCAAAAGAAAAAAATCCGTCACGACAGTGCCAGATGATCCCTACACTAGCCTCCTTCAAGATGATGCTGAAGATGTATTTGAAAAAGCTATTTTGGACGCAGGAAAGTGGTGGCCTTACCTTCAATACATCCCCCTATTCAAGGTTGGTGTGGTCTTAAGTTGTATCATGATTGGTCTAGATTTCGTGTTTGGTATTGCCATCGGCGGTTTAGCTCTTGGGCTGATTGTTATCGGACCGTTTTTTGCTGCTGCTGACTTTTCCCTACCCTTTATGACCTATAAAACCGATACGGGGGAGGGGAACTGGTACAGTAAGTCCAGACCTATCCGGGTAAGATTGGCTATTTGGTTAGCCACCATGCTTTCTTTCATATCAGTAATAGGGTCCACGGGGGAAGTTGCCACCACTTCTAGTGCCTCTAAGACCACTCAGGTGGTCAACTATAACTCTGAAGTAGATAATATTTCAGAGAGTAGAGAGGAATTGAAAAAACTTAAAGTCAAAAAACAGGAACAAGACATTCAACCAGTCGCAAGTGAAATGGCTGAATTGAAGTATGCCCAGGGGCAAGTGTCTTACGAGACTAATAAGGGTGGGTGTGGGCCTCGTTGTATGCTTTGGAAAGAGAAAGTCAGAAAGTACCAATCTAGGGTTGGTATTGCCCAAAGGATAGATGAGTTGAGGGTTGGTAGTAGAAAGAGTGTCAAATCTCTCACCAGCGGTAAGATCAAGGTGCGCCGGGATGAAGACCCCCTGGCTTCAGCTCTTTCTGGGTTATCCGGGGGAAGTTTGTCAAAGGACTTTTTCAGAAAATATATGATGACCATCATCGGAACCATCTTGGTTCTCCTTACCACCATTATTCATCTTATGATAGGGGATGAATTGGGCGAACGCCGTGCTGCGGGGGTGGCTAGAGTAAAGAAAAGGATTGAAAGACGCCGCAAAGGTATTAAGGCCGGGGACACCTTATTGACTAACGACCAACACGTTACCAATTTTGTGTTGGATGATCCAGAGGTGAAAGTGAATGAAGGGCTATCTTTGTTTCTGGCTGAAACACATTCATCTTATCTCAATCAACGAAAGAAGATGTCTGAAATGTACACCCTTTACATTAACTGGTGTAACGACCATTCCAGGAATGTGGAATACCCAAAGATTGATTTCATTTCAGAAGTAACCACTGCAATAATGACTAGAGAAGACATGTCAATCGCTGATGGTAAGGTGTATTTTGGATAGTTTGACCATAACCAAAAATGCCTCCAGCTCTGTATTTATTGCAGGGCTGGTAGGTATGGTGTTACTGTATTTTACTGCCGAACCCCTACACTTGATTAAACGTCCGGTCAAGTACGGCTCCCCCTATCACCACATTATGTTAGCAGCCACACGTCATGGAGTCAACCAATCCCTACTTTTGGGTATTAGTGATATCGAGACTATTGGGACTTTTGACCCTAAAATCAGACCTAGAAACAGAAAGACTGGGAAATTTATTGGGACAGCCAGGGGGTTGTTCCAATTCATCAACTCTACAGGGACCATGTACGGGTTGACCCATCAATCAGATGCTGCTGCCCAAGCAGATGCGGGGGCCAGGTTTACTCGTGATAATATCCGGGGTTTAAAGATGGTTCACCCTAACCCACCACCAGGAAGTGTGTATCTTGCTCATTTCCTTGGGCTGGGTGATGCGAAAAAGGTTTTAGCAGCCCCTAACCATGCTATTTCAACGAATGTGCTTAGGGAGCAGGTATTCAAGAATAACGTGTTTTTAAAAAAGTACAAACAAATAGGGGGTATAAAGAGGTGGGCCACTCGTAAGATGAAGCGGGCTATGTCCCGACACGACCCCTCCAACGTGAAGGTTTATATGCGATGAAAGATTTTCTCAACTCTCCCCTAATATATCTCGCTGCCATCACCCTAGTATTTTTGGGCTTATCTGGGGTAGTATTTTTGGCCTATAAAACAGGGAAGTCTGTGTGTGGGGCAGAAGTTAGCCAGGCAGCACTTGAATTGGTCAGAGAAAACGATCAGAATAAGGTATTGGTAAATGAATTCATGGGTAAACTAGCCCAAGTACAGTCAGAGGTTGACTTAAAACGTGGGAACCATCTTTTGGGAACCATTCGTCTTATAATAGCACCACGTGGTGATGCTTGCGTCACCCCAGATGAGGTGAACAAAATGATTGGAGAAATACGATGATGAAATGGTTACTGATAGGGGTATTGGGGTTGGGTTTGAACGGTTGTGGGAAGTGGACAGCCTATTCTCTCCCCCCTGGTTTGCCGGATAATCGACTGATGACCTCTGTTAAGCGGTTCCCTAAGTCCTATAAAAAGGATTTTGAGGGGGATTTGCGACAATGTGAAGCAAACAGAGCACGCGACCGGACCTTGGTTGCTCCTGAACTTGATAGGTTCGCGGACCTGCAGAAGTGGGTTGAAAGGTCCGCATCACCCAAACCAGAGAAATGATTTACTTAAGTTACTTAAGCAAAACCCACCCAAACTCACTTGCTTAAGGGCAGATTATTGGTTACGGTTCAACGAGTTATGAGGCAGTTACTTAAAAACTTAAGCAACTTGGGTAGTTTTTTAATCCGGGAGAATAGAGAGTAGAATAGGGCTATAACTCTATTTTTATTTATAAACTTAAATTGCTTAAGTTGCTTAAGAAGTTATTGATATAAAACGAAAATCTTTAAGTAAGCTCCTTAAGTTCAGACTCAGTTGCTTAAGTAACCTAAGTTGAACACCCAATTTTCCCTGGTTTGATCCTCCTTTTCGTTTGGGCAAATTTGTTTGTTTCGTATTTAAGGGGTCCGGGTTATAAGAGGAGTCAAGAAACAAGGATATGAATTGAGATGGACTTCCCTACAAGGCATTCGCCTTTTACCCACCAACGTGAGGAACTTGAACGGAACTACCACCAAATCAATTGGGGGGTGTTTTGGGAGCAAGGCACGGGTAAAACCAAGCTTGAAATCGACAACACTGTTAAGCTCTTTATAGAGGGCCGGATTGATGCTGTGGTTATTCTAGCACCAGAGGGAGTTCATACTAATTGGGTGTTGGACGAAATCCCAGAGCATATTTCTCCCGACCAACCATACCTCGCTCATGAGTGGATGACAAGTAAAGCCACCACCATTGCCCATAAAAAGAAGTTTAAAAGCTTGATGGAGTATGAAGGGGGCCTCAAATTTCTTTCTATGACTTATTCGGCTTATATGACCAAGGCTGGTAAATCCTATATCACTAAATTCTTTGAGACCCACAGAGTGTTTTTTATCTTGGATGAATCCACCAAGATTAAATCACCTGGAATCAAACTGACCCGGTCCCTTTTAGCCTTTGGTAAACGGGCTGATTATCGAAGGGTATTGACTGGCACTCCTGTGACCAATTCCCCCTTCGATCTATATGCACAGATGAAATTCTTGGTCAACGATTTTTGGAAAGCTCACGGGCTTAATTCCTTTTATGCTTTCAAGAATTATTTTGGGGAGTGGCAACCAATCCAGGTTGGACCAAATCAGTCGTTTGATAAACTGGTTAAATACTGCAACCTTGAGGAATTATCTGTGATGGTATCTGATATGACCTCTAGAGTACGCAAGGATGATGTGTTGGACCTCCCTCCCAAACAATATTCTAAATGCTACTTTGATATGCCTTCAGCCACTTCCCAAGCTTTTAAAGAACTGAAGAAAGAGTTTATGACCGTCATCCAATCTGCCGATGACAAACAGGAAGCTGTATTTGCTGAATTAGCAATTGTGAGGTTAACAAGATGCCAACAGGTATCTTGTGGGTTTATGCAAATTGACGGGGGTGAGGTCCATCAACTCGAAAAGAGGAACCCCCGGCTTAAAGCCCTGGATGAAATAATTGAAACCCACCCTGGTAAAATGATTATATGGTGTCGGTTTAAGCCTGACATCAATCTTATAATGGACCACCTTAAGAATGAGGCTGTGAGATACGATGGTGACGTCCCTACAGCTGATCGCCATGAGAATAAAACCCGTTTTCAAGAAGGTGATGCCCGGTTCTTTGTAGCTAATCCGGCAGCTGCTGCTTCTGGATTGACTCTTCATGCCGCAGAAACTGTGGTTTACTACAGCAACAGCTTCAGCAACTGGCAAAGAGAACAATCAGAAGATCGGGCACACCGGGCCGGGTTGAAACACACGGTGAAGTATATTGACATTGTAGCGCGGGATAGTTATGACCAGAAAATTCTGGATTCACTAAGACAAAATAAATCGGTGGCTGATGCTATCGTGGACGGGGACTTTACTCAATGACAGTATATGTAATACAGCGTCAAATGAAATGGGATAACGACACTGAAGAGTGGGTGCCTCAATTCAACATGAATCAGGCGCACGAGTACGGGGAGGTGGTTTATCTCCTTGGGCCAAAGGCCACCCCATACGATAAAAAGGTGGTGCGTGAATTGAAACTTAAATTGAAGGATTTTTCCTCAAGTGATTTTCTGTTGTTAACCGGAAACCCTTGTTTGATTGGTTTGGCTACGGCGATTGCGTCACGTAAAAGTGGGGGATTTTTAAAATTCCTGCAATGGAGTGGAAAATACAATAAATATCTGGAAATAGGAGTAGTAATATGAGTATGGAACGATTGTCCCAGTTGGCCCATGAACAACAGGCGGCAGAAGTGACTGTGGCCCAAATGGAGGAAGGTTTAAAAGCAGCCAAGAAACGGTTGAGCCTTATCGCTGATGAAGCTTTACCTGAATTAATGGAACAACTAGGGTTGGAGGATTTCACCACTTCTGATGGCCTTAAAATTGATGTTAAGGAAACCATCAGGGCTAATATTAGTCCAGACAATAGAGCAAGAGTATTTGCCTGGTTGAAGTCTGAAGGTAAAGATGGTATCATCAAACACAAGGTGGTGGTGGATTTTGGTAAGGGAAACGAGGAAGCAGCAGAAGAATTATCTGAAATTCTTCAGTCTCATGCTTGGAAGTATAAAGATGATAAAAGCATTCATGCCCAAACACTATCGGCTTTTGTTCGAGAACAGTTAGGGGAGGGCATTGAACTCCCTTCAGAGATTTCTGTGTTTAGACAAAGACGCAGCAAGATTGGTTGATTAGGGTCCGCATACCCTAGTTGACCAGGGGTCCAATAGTCCGGTACATCGTTGTTGGACCCCGAATTTATTTCAAAATTAAGGAGCAAAGAAAATGGCAAGAGCCGTAGCAAAGAAGAAACCCACTAAGGTGGCAACAGAAAGTGAATATGATTTTGGGGATGACGTAGGGGGCGGCTTTGAAGGCCAATCCCAGGATGATATGTCCATTCCGTTTTTGAGCGTACTTCAGCAATTATCCCCGACAGTTGAGGAAGGTAACGGCAAAGCGGGACAATTCCTCAATACGGTAACTGAAGAAGTTTATGATGAAGTGAACTTCGTTGCAGCATATACCGAACATGTATTTGTTGAATGGATACCACGAGAAAAAGGTGGTGGAATTGCCGGCATTCATAGACCGGGTGATGATGTAGTAGTACATTGTCAGGAAAACCAGGAATTTGGGAAATACATCACCCCTGATGAAAATGACCTGGTGGAAACTTTCTATGTATATGGGGTATTGGACGATGGTAACACTGTGGTCATACCATTCACCAGTACTAAGATTGGTGTCTACAAACGCTGGAATACAAGATTGAAAATGTTTACAGTACCTGGTCCTGGTGGTCGTAAAGTCCGACCACCCTTGTTTTCCCACCTCAATAAACTGACCTCAATCAAGCAGGAAAACCCCAAGGGTAAATTCTACAACATGGTGATTTCTCCAGCAAATGGTGATCTAAGGGGGTCAATGGTTATGCCTGATAATGATCTCTACGTTGCGGCCAAAATGTGTAAAGAAGCTGTGATTTCAGGTACAGCCCATGCTGATACCAAATCTGCCGGTAAAGCAGAAGATGGTGACACCCCCTTCTAGGTTCGGGGTTCCCTCCTTGACCGAACCTAGACACGGCAAGATGCGGCATGACGCGCATGTCCCCTCTGAAACGGTTGGCCAATCCAACCATCTTGCCTTCTATTTTTAAAAAGGTAATTACCATGACCGATGAAGACAAACCTGCCAAAAGATTTAAATCACAAGAAGAAGAAATCAAATCCCTAAAAACCACTATCAGGAGAATTGCAACACATACAGGGACTGGTTTATGTTCCCTGGACTTAGAAACTAAACACCATTCCCTTGAGTCCATCAGACAAAACTGCCAAGCGTCAGGCTTCGATATATTGGGCAATGAGATACCGTGGTGAAATACTCTCCCCAACAAGATAAAGCTTTGTGTGATATTTCTCGCTGGCTTAAGTCTGATGACCAAGTCTTTCATTTATTTGGTTATGCAGGAACGGGTAAAACAACCTTAGCTAAAAAGATAGCAGAAGGGATAAAAGACGTAAAATTTAGTGCCTACACCGGCAAAGCTGCTAGTGTGATGAAGCTTAACGGTTGCCCAGAGGCATCCACAATTCACTCACTGATTTACCATCCCCTTGAGAAGAGTAAAAAGAAGCTCCAGGAATTGAGAGCAGAATTTCTTCATGATCCATCCCCTGAACTTGAGAGGGACATTGAGATTGAAGAGGACAATATTGCTCAACCAGGATTCACCCTGAACCTTGATTCAGAGTTGGGTGATGCTGATCTATTGATCCTGGATGAGTGTTCTATGGTCAATGAGAAAATCGCTCTAGACTTGATGCAATTTGGTACTAAAATTCTTGTTATGGGTGACCCGGCTCAACTTCCTCCAGTAAAAGGGGAGGGGTATTTTATGATGAATAACCCAGAAATAATGTTGACTGAAATTCATCGTCAAGCAAAAGATAACCCCATTATCAGGTTAGCCACAGAAGTTAGGTCACACCGTCACCCTGAACCGGGGGAATACGGGGAAAGCAGGGTGATTGACAGGATTTTTATGAATGCTGAAATGGTGATGGAACACGATCAAATGCTTGTTGGTCGTAATGTCACGAGATGTGCTTTTAACCACCGGGTAAGGGAGATAAAGGGGATTGAGGACACCTTACCCGTTGAGGGGGACAAAGTCATCTGCCTTCGCAACGATAAGGATGCCCAAATCCTCAACGGTGAGTTATCCACTGTTGAAGAAATCATTTCAAAAGACCCTTATTCACAAGTTGTAATGGAGCTTGATTCGGGTAAGGTCGTAAGGTCACACAGCGGGATATTCTTGGGGGAAAAAATACCATACCACGAAAAATTTGATGCTTTAGAGTTTGACTATGGGTACGCAATCACCACCCATAAATCTCAAGGTAGTCAATGGCCTTCTGTGCTCATTTACGATGAGTCATCTGCCTTTAGAAATAACAGGTGGAAATGGCTCTACACTGCAATCACACGAGCCCAGGAATCAGTAACCCTGGTATATAATTAATAGGAGTAGTCATGTCATATGAATTCTTTGAGGAGCTTCAGGCCTCAAAACATCGTCTTGATGGTGAAACACGTAGGGAGGCAGCAAATCGAATAGCTGGAGGACTTACCAGTGAGACCTCCCACTATGATAAATTGAGACATATCTTTAAATTGATGAGGTTCATTCCGGCGGGGAGAGTACAATCATCAATTGGTTCAACCAAAGCAGTAACGTCATTCAATTGCGCTGTTTCTTCAGTAATAGAAGATTCAATGGTTGATGGTAAAAACTGTATCATGGACATCGTCAAGGAAGCAGCCACTATAATGAGGATGGGTTGTGGAAATGGTTACGACTTCTCCACCCTACGTCCAAAAGGAGCTTTGATCAAAAAGTTGAATTCAAATTCATCAGGTCCTGTTCCTTTTATGCATATCTTTAATGCGTTGGGGTTATGTGTTGCCTCATCAGGACACCGCCGGGGTGCTCAAATGGGGGTGTTGCGAATAGATCACCCAGACATTGAAGAATTTATCCATTGTAAACAGAACACTGATCAATTAACCGGGTTCAATCTCTCAATCGGTATGACTGATGAATTCATGGAATGTCTGGAGAAGGGTAAACCCTTCAATTTGAAATGGGGGGGTCAAGTATATAAGACGATTGACCCTGCCACGTTATGGAACCAGATAATGAGATCAGCTTGGGATTGGGCTGAACCCGGTATCTTATTCTTGGACACCATCAACAACAATAATGCTCTTAGCTACTGTGAAACTATTGCGGCCACTAATCCCTGCGGGGAACAACCCCTACCACCCAACGGTGTTTGCCTCCTGGGCAGTTTCAACCTCCCAAAATACCTCTCCAAAACACCCACGGGTTACTTCTTTGATAACGAATTGTTGATAGAAGACATCCCCTCAATAGTTCGGGCTATGGATATGGTTATCGACAAATCCAAGTACCCCCTTCACGAAATGGAGCAAGAAGCCAAAGCCAAACGCCGTATTGGTATTGGAGTAACTGGGGTGGCCAATACAATCGAAGCTATGGGGTTCAGTTACGGTTCACCCTTGTTCATAGAAGTCATGGAAGATATATTGAACACCATCCTGGATCACAGTTACAGAGCTTCAGCTATGGTAGCCAAGGAAAAAGGTGCCTTCCCAAAGTTTGATTTGGGCCACTATAAGAAATCCCGTGTGTGGAAGAAATTGAGCAGCAAGACCCGTAAAGCAATCGAGACACACGGGCTTCGTAATTCCCACCTAACCTCAATTGCCCCTACAGGAACCATCAGCTTAACAGCCGGAAATGTGTCTGGAGGTATAGAGCCTGTGTTTGATTATGAAACGATCAGACCAATTCGGACCCCCACTGGGGATAAAGTTGTGACAATTCAGGATTATGCTTTCAGGGAATTAGGAGTTAGAGGAAAAACACACGATCAGGTAACTGCCCAGGAACACATGGACGTATTGATTGCCGCATCAAAGTACGTAGATAGTGCTGTGTCTAAAACTGTAAACTGTGGTGACGAAGTGAGTTGGGAAGATTTTGAACAACTCTATTTCAAAGCCTGGAAGGGGGGATGTAAAGGCGTATCAGTTTTCAGACCTTCTTGTAAACGTGCTGGGTTGTTACAAAAAGGGGAGGGGGGTGAAACTTGCACTGTTGATCCCGTGACGGGAGTGAAAGAGTGTAATTGACCAGGAATAATTTAGTTTACTTTCGTTGGTGCCTTCGTTAAGGTACCAACGAGGGGAATCAGAAACAAGGATATTTACCATGCAATTTGAAACTTTAATGAAGAAGTGTCGTGGAATTGAGAAACGCCGTACAGACACAATAGTTTATGCCAATGAACTCGTGGCTGATAATGAATTTCAGCTAAACGGTAAGAAGCTTGATAAATCGGCCCATTCCAACCTTCGTTCTCTTCTCAACATCCCCCCGGCTTACTATTGGCGCATGTTCATTGACGGTGATCTTTGGGCGTATAACGTCAACACCTGGTTATCCTCTTTCTCATCAGAAACAGCTGTAATGGTTAGGGAAACCACATCATCAATTTATGCTATAATGAGTCCCTCTTATCGCCGGGTATCGGATAGTGACTTATTGGTCACCATACGTCCTATGGTTGAAGAGTATAATTTCATCATGGATCAGCATACTATTTCTAAAACGGAAATGTCCTGCTCATTTCGATCCCCTTCACTTAACTTTGACGTGTCGGTAGGGGATGTGGTTCAAGGCGGGTTCTATTTTTATAATTCCCAGGATGGGTCAACCCGGATGGGAATGAATGCCTATTTCTACAGACTGGAATGTGAAAACGGTCTAACCTTCCCCAGTTCAGTGGTGGGCCTAACTAAGATGCATTTGACCCGTCCAAACCCTGTTGGTGAGATGTCCATCCCTGATCTGCTTGACGTAAGGTCTAGTGACCGAATTGAAGAAACCTTCAAGGATATCATTGCCGAATTTCCACTGCTGGTCACTCAGATGAAGGGAGCCAATAAGAAAAGATTATCCCCAGGAATTGATGAACGGCGTGAAATCCTGGGCAAGGTTGGTTTTGGTAAAAACCACATAGAACTCATTTCTGATGAAGTCAAGGATGAGTCCTATTGGGGCGTACTAAATGCCGCCACTCATTGGGCCAAGGATAAGCCCAACAGAAAAGAAATTGAACTGCGTGCCTCAAAAATATTGGAACTGGTATGATTAAGAATAACACCCCTGTTGAAGACTATATTGATGCTTATGGTTTATGGGTAAAGCGTGAAGATTTATGTAGCCCCACACCCGGACCTCCCTTTAGTAAAACCAGGGGGGTATTTGCCCACCTGAAGAAAAGACCGGAACATTCAATTGGGGTGTTAGATACCTTTCATTCTCAAGCCGGGTGGGCCGTGGCTCATGCCTGTAGTGTTTTGGGTAAGAAGTGTATCAACTTTTATCCCGAATATAAAAACGATCCCGGTCATAGGCTACCCCAGGATCACGCAAAGGACTTAGGAGCTAAACTGGTGGGACTTCCTGCTGGAAGATCAGCAGTGTTATACCACGGGGCAAAGAAACACTTGGTGGACTATTATGACCAACCTTACATGATGCCTAACGCTCTGAAACTGGATGAGACAGTTGAAGAAACAGCCAAGGAGTATTTGAGAACCCAGGCTTGGTTTAATTCAAAGGGGAAATCGTTTTCGTCAGTGTTGATTCCTTCTTCATCAGCCACTATAGCGTCCGGGGTCATCAAGGGTATTCTTGAATCTAAGTACACCAAGGGAATGACCCCAATTGTTATCATCCATTTGGGGTATTCCAGATCAAAAGATGCTGTATACAAATACATTTCACAGAAAGTAGGGGCAGACCTTACTGAACTCCCCCTCCACATCGTTGATGAAGGGTACCAGTACAAAGATAAAGCCTCACAGAAGGATATCAAACCGACCTGGCCTTGTAATGAGTATTACGACCTGAAGGCATTTCAATGGTGGATGAGTAAGGGTATTCATGACTTCCGCAACACATTACTCTGGAACATAGGATAAAAACGATGACGGGTGACAACCAGTTAGAGCAAGAAGGTTATAAGTATTTCATGAGACCGGAACCCAAGGAGGGGTTAGGGCCAATTCAAATCACCTATGATGAACTCACCGACCGGGATATGAGGTGGCGCACGGGCGAGATTGGTATGGTTAGAAATGCTAAGGAAAAGAAAGAAGTTAAAATCTTTCTTGACCCCATTCCCCATATTCGTTTAGGCAAGGCAAAACAGCTTCAGGGATGGTACCAACCCAAAACCAGCAATAAAGGCTCTAGGGGTCGTAATAGACCTTGCTACACAGAAGCGATGCTCACTGAACCTTACGGTGGGTACTGCACTGTAGGATGCGCGTTCTGTTACATAAATTCTGGTTTCAGGGGTTATCGAGGTAGTGGACTGACTACCGTTCCCATGCACTATGGAGAACAGATCAAAAAACAGTTGAGAACCTTGAAGGCATCAGCAGCCGGATATTTCTCATCATTCAGTGATCCATTTCTTCCAATTGAAGACTATTACCACAACACCGAAACTGCGGCACGTGAATTTGTGAAGCAGGGTTTGCCGATATTCTTTTTGTCCCGGTTGTCCTATCCTGATTGGGCAATAACCCTACTCCAACAGAGTAAGTACAGTTATGCCCAAAAGTCAATCAATTGTGCTACGCAAATGGACTGGGAAAAACTATCACCGGGGGCCTTACCTCTTGAGGACCATTTTGAAGAAATCAAGAAGCTGCGTAGAGCAGGGATTTATGTTTCAATCCAGGTGAACCCAATAATTGCTGGTATTACGGATCACGATGAAATTGAAATCCTATTTGAGAAGCTGGCCTCATGTGGTACCAACCATGTGATTGTAAAATTCGTTGAAGCTGGTTATTCTTGGGCACCAGCCATGGTAGCTCGTATGACTCAAAGATTTGGGGATAATAGATCAGCAGCCTTCAGAGAACTATTCACCCAGAATATAGGGGGTCAAAGGACTATTGAACAGGAATACCGTTTGGAAGGACATAAACGGTACCAAAAATGCGCCACCAAACTAGGGATGACTTATTCAGTATGCTATGAATACCGTGATGCTAATCCGGGGTGTGTTTCTATAGGACCTGAATTCATGACCTCGGAACAATGTCATGGACACAAAGTACCTATGTTTAAAAGACAGGGCGCGGCACAGAGATTCAAAGAAGTTAAGGAGTGTGAGCCTTCAGGTTGTTTGACTTGTTCTGGGGGTTGTGGTTCAGAAATTATGAAACAGGCTGATGCTCTAAAGCTCAAAGACTTCAAGGACCCGTTCAATGCATAATCGCTACAAAACACTATCCATTAAAGATTTCGGGCTTCAACTTCTTGAGACACAAGACCTTGACCCAGTTTATAACGTACTGACTCAACTAGACTGGGATCAGGACAAGGTCAAGCGGTGGTTGTTAGGTTATTGGTGTTTTTACCATTGTGGTATTGCTTCCTGGTTGAGTGATTTTGAAGACCAGTATTGGTTTGATCACGCTTGTAATTTGGTATTGAACCAACAAGGGGGGTGCCCAGTAGAAATCCCGGCATCAGATGTATGGCCTAGAGGGAAAGAGCGGCGACATTTCAGGGGTAAAAAAGCCCTTGACGCTTTGCAGTACGTATCCATGGAGTTTAAACGTCCTGAAGCAGCAGTGGATTTCATGATCGCTTCTGACACATTGGAGGGTATTACAGAAAGGGTCAAAACAGTTCCCCAGTTTGGTCCTTGGATTGCATTTAAGATCGCAGACATGGCTGAACGGGTTCTTGGTTATGAAACTGAGTTTCAACCCAACGGGGTGATGATGTTTAAAGACCCCAAGGAAGCAGCATTGAGACTGTATTTGCAGCTTAAAGAGGGGGTGGACCCCAGCCTCAAATCCTCAAACTATCTTGATTGGAGACCGGGGGAGAAAGAGCGGGGAATTGAACTCGCAATTTCCCACCTTGAGGTGATATTTTCCAACCACCTAGCTCCCCCTGTATTTGATCGAGGGGTCAACATACAGGAAATAGAGACTATTCTGTGTAAGTGGAAATCCCACTGTAACGGCCACTACCCATTCAACAACGACATTGACGAGATCAGTCATGGCTTAAGTGATTGGGCTGAAGAAAATAATTCTGCTAATGATTTTTTAAGGGAGATGAAAAGAATATGAGTTTAATCATCAACATCAGAGGTACTAACGGCAGTGGGAAATCCACCCTGGTCAGTCATTATATAGACCCCACAAGACAAGAAGTGTTGTTGGAGTTTGAGAATAATAGGGGAAAAATGGGTCGGGTGGTAGGCAATACCAATGACTCAAGTAACTCCCCTCTCTATACTGACTGGCCTATCGAGATTTGTACGGTGGGTCACTATTCCAACCTGACTTATTCCGGGGGGATGGATCGAATCAGTACCCAACGCCATATGAAAGAAGGTGTGAGATCAGCAGTTCAGCAACATGACGTGGTGTTTGCAGAAGGTATCATTGCCGGCACCACCTATAAACCTTGGTTAGAGTTTTCCCAGATGATGCAGGCAGAGGGCCATACCTTTGTTTGGGCATTTCTTGACACCCCAATTGAAACCTGTCTTGAACGGGTACAACATCGCAACGGGGGCAAACCCGTAAAGTCGGATCAGATTACAGCGAAGTACAAAACCATCAACGGTATTCGAGACAAGTTGAAATTTACTGGCGAGAAAGTAGAAATAGTTGACCACACAGCCCCCGAAAAATCTATGGGCACCATCATCAGAAAGTACCTTCCAAGATGACCCACACACTATTCGATTGGATCAATGAGCGCCACGCCATATATCTAAGACGGGAGTTGGCCTTGGGTCACGAAATCCCTGAAGGATATATGAGAAATAAGCCTACGGCATCCTCCCCTTATCCTGGTCTGTATACCAAGGATAAGGAGCTACAGCAGTACCGTTTCTGTAATGTTTTTCGAGAGTTGGACACGGTCACTGTTTGGATCAAAAATCACATCAGGGAACCATTCAAGGATCACCCCTATTTGTGGTTTATGTTGGCCATAGCAAGGTCCATTAATTGGCCTCCCACTCTTGAACGGTTGATGGAGGACCCAAAAACCTGGCCATACGATAAGAATTTCAAACCTGTTGAAATGGCCAAGGAGATGAACCGCATAAAAAAGGAAAGATTGAAACTCTATACTGGGGCCTATATGGTTCGGGCTGAGAGCGACAGGGCTGCTGATTTTTATGATGACAAACAGTATTACGTAGCATGTAAACTGATTGGTCAGTTCTGGCCCAAGATAAAAAAGCATACTCACGTCATTGAGGCATGTGAAACACAAGAGGAAACCTGGACCTATATTGCTTCGTTTTACGGGTGGGGGCCGTTTACCTCTTATGAGGTGGTGACGGATATGCGACACACCAGATATCTGAATGAGGCCCCCGATATCATGACCTGGGCAAATCCCGGTCCTGGAGCAAGGCGGGGTCTTAATCGTATCCACGGGCGTCCTATCAACGCAAATTTGAGGATAGACAGTTTGATGGAAGAGATGCAAGAACTACTGGCGCAATCAGTCTATAAGATTGCTCTATGGGTTCCTGCTTTGGAAATGAGAGATATTGAACATAGTCTGTGTGAATATGATAAATGGCAACGTGCTAAATTAGGGGAAGGACGCCCAAGGAGTAGATGGAAGGAAACATTGACATGACGTTAGAGGAAAAGTTGGAGGATATTTGCCATAATGCGATGGTGGAATATGATCGGGCCGGGGCACCAATTAAAACGTCTGTTGAACTGTTAAATAGCATCATGGATGAATTCGTGGAAACCCACGTGGGTCCAAAAGTTGAACTTATATTCAAAGAGCTTATGGACAATGCCAGGGAAAACAGTTAAATGGTACCACAACCCAAACCTGTTCAATTAACCAAACAGGAAAGAATGAAGTTAGAATGGGAAATCACAGATTTAGCTCGTTACCGTCGTTTGTTGGGATTGAATAAAGCTGCTGTAAACCAAGTTCGACACGAAATATGGTAACGGTTGACCCTAATACAAGAACAACTAAAACTTGATGAGGAAACACAAACATGACCCCTATGTCTAATTGGGCCGCTTTTATGGTGATATTTAAACTAGCAGCAGCTATGGCTGTAGCTGGCTGGGGTGTTTACCTGGTCTGGTACACCTATTAATAAGGAAATGAAAAATGGATGAAACCGGGTACACCCCCAAATGGAAAGACAACAATGATAATGTGGTGTTTTTTCCAGCCACCAATACTCTATTTGAAACTGTCGAATTGGCTTTACAGTTCCAAAGACAACAGTGGCCTTTGATGATGGCTTTAGGTTTAGAGCCTGAAGGAGTGTTTGAGTTTACACACCAGGATGGTAAATTTCAGGTATCACATGTGGTGGTTGAAATGCCCAAGTTGGGTCGTGGCTGCTGTATTGATGGCCCCATATTTAACGAAATGAAAGAAAACCAAGATGATAGTTCTTAGAGTTAGAAACGTACATGAAGCCTTACCAGTTGGGGTTAAACTCCTATGGCAAGTAGGGGATAGACGAAAGAGCCGGGCCGGGGAAGTGGTGGTGGCACCAGAACCCGTTACTACAGTATATGACCAACCCTTGGAGAGAGTTATATTCCATGAAAAACGGGATGCTAACCCCTTTTTCCATTTGATGGAAAGTCTCTGGATGTTGGGGGGCCGTGAAGACGTTGAATTCGTTTCTCGTTACGTCAAAAGGATGAAAACCTTTTCTGATGATGGGGAAATCTTTAATGGGGCTTATGGAAGTCGTTGGCGGTGGAGATTTGACTATGACCAAATCCAAGTGATTATAGACAAACTGAGAAAAGACCCGAATGACCGCCGGGTTGTTCTTGGGATTTGGGATTCCTGGATTGATTTGAAATACGAGGGAAAAGACACCCCCTGTAATACCCATATTTATTTCTCTATCACAGCTGATGATCGACTAGACATGACAGTCTGCAATCGCTCAAACGACATTGTGTGGGGGGCTTATGGGGCCAACGCAGTCCATCTATCTGTTCTCCATGAATACATGTCTGAACAAATCGGGGTAAAAATAGGACGTTATCGTCAAATCAGTAATAACTATCACGCCTATGTAGACGTGTTAGAGAAACAAGCCCACCCGGCAGTGAATGTGTTTAAGGGAACCCCCTATGAAAAAGAAGATTATACCCACTTCCCGCTTGGTAGTGGAAATCCACAATGGGACCTTGATTTACAAAACTTCTTTAAGTGGGCAATGGACAACCCTTCCCCTCGTGAGTGGGCAACACCATTTTTTGAACAAGTAATACAGCCTATGGAGATGTCCCATAAGTTCTACAAGGCAAAAAACTTCAATGAAGCTATGTATTGGGCATCAACGATTAAGGCACTGGATTGGCGGCAAGCTTGTACTGAATGGTTGAGACGCCGGCAAGAAGCTTACAATCGGGTTAAGGATGATGGGGTGGAATATGGAACAGGTAAATAAGATCAGGAGACTAAGGAACGGCAGCAACGTAAGACGCTGCCACATCCACACCCACTTGGGGCCGGACTACACTGTTGGTAAACACAGTTACGATGCAATTTGTATCCTTCTGGAACTTTACCCACAAGCCCCTCGTGATGTCATCCTATCGTTGTTATACCACGACCAAGCCGAATACGATTTGGGTGATATACCAACTCATGTTAAATGGGACAACCCTGAGTTTGCCAGAATGATCAAAAATATCGAACATAAGATCAACTCTGATAACGGGTGGATTCAACACGTCAATCTCGAACCGGGATGGGAGTTTATACTCAAGCAAATTGACATCCTGGAACTTGGTATCTGGGCAATTGAACAATACGAAATGTCGTGGCCTAAAGCCATGGAATTTCTGATAAAAATTGATGGTTGGTTTGTCAAAAACTGTGCTGTGGATAAAACACCCTCATATCGAGTTTGGGAAACTCTGTATTACCCCGTTTGTGAAGCTTCTAATTAAAACAGGAAAATGAAATGGATACTCGATTAAGCCGCATCAGTGGTGATCTTGCCTTGAATATTGTAAAGAACGATGTTCAAGTTTTGATCAAAAAAGCTGAAGACTACGGGGACAGTTGGAAAAAGAGGGGAGGGGGAGGGGCCTTTATGATGTTGGCTAGAAAGTGGGACCGGATTAGCCAGCAAACCCAACAGCGATCTTTGTTGGCGGCTATGGGTAATGATGACCGTGACGAAGGTATCAGGGATGATGTACGGGATTTGAGGAGGTATCTAATCTTGGTACTTCATGAACTTCATGAACCCCTGGACTATGCAGAAGGCATGACTGTGGACAGTCAGTTCATGGCTTGGGAATTACTTGAACAAGCAGCAGAATTTAATGTCAATAAATGGGATGTGTTTAACGTGAAGCCAGGTTTGGTGTTGAACTTGTTTCGGTCTCTGCTTGATTTGGAACTAAAAGGGTGGTCTGATGGATCAATTGCCTCTCTTTAAACCTGATTCCGATTGGGTTGCCCCTGACCTTAATTCCCTTCCTGATTGGAAGGGAATTAAGCGGATTGGGATAGACACTGAAACCAATGATCCTGACCTAACTACAATGGGGCCGGGGGCACGCCGGGGTAATAGTCACATTGCGGGAATATCCTTTGCGATTGAGGATGGTCCCTCATTTTACCTTCCCACAGGTCATAAGGGAGGGGGGAACCTTCCTGAAGAGAACGTGATGAACTACCTTCGACATCAAGCCAAAAACTATGAAGGAATAATATGTGGGGCAAATTTACAGTATGATCTTGATTGGCTTGATGCTTATAGTGTACGGTTTACTGGTATATCTAGATTTCTTGATGTTATGATTGCTGATCCCCTAATCAGTGAACTTCATAAATCGTACTCTCTTCAAGCAATTGCGGAACGGTGGGGGTTTTCTGGTAAAGAAGAGAATTTGATGAAAGAGGCCTGTGTATCTTACGGTATCAACCTAAAGACCCGAAGCTGGAAAGGAAAAATATGGACTTTGCCGGCAGAATATGTAGGACCTTATGCTGAAGAAGATGCTTCGTTACCTCTACAAATTTTGAGGAAACAAGAAAGAGAAATCGACAAACAGGAATTAGGGCAAATATACGAGCTTGAATCTGCTGTTATGCCGGTTCTTTTAAAGATGAGGCAGAGGGGAGTGCTGATTGATCAGGACCGATTAGCCCAAATATCAAACATGGCACTGGAAACCGAAAGAGCTGCCTTGCACGAAATAAAACGATTGAGTGGGGTGATGGTGGCTGAAGGGGATGTATACAAAGCAGCCAAACTGGTACCAGTCATGAAAGCCATCAATTTTTCCTTGGGAGAAACCCCGACCGGGAAACCCAAGATTGACAAAGCAATTCTTGAAGGAAGTGATCACCCCGTTTGTAAACAGATTTTGGTGGCTCGTCAATACAACAAATTGCGTACCACCTTTGTACAATCCATAATGGATAGAATGGTGGATGGCCGTATTCATTGCTTATTCAACCAGCTTAGGAAACAGAAGGATGACGGCAGCTTAGGAGGCGCAGGCTTTGGGAGGTTAAGTTCAGAACAGCCCAACCTACAGCAACAACCTTCCCGTGGAGCCTACGCCAAGCAGTGGCGCGGTATATATAGGCCGGATCACGGGGAGTGGATTTGTAACGACTATTCACAGCAAGAACCTCGTATGACCACCCATTATGCCTATCTGGCTAGGTGTGGTGGGGCTGATAAAGCTGTAAAAGCCTATGTTGAAAACCCTGATCTAGACAACCACCAATTTATGGCTGATCTAACAGGACTAAAAAGAACCTATGCGAAAGATATTTTCTTGGGCCTTTGTTATGGAATGGGAGGAGCTAAACTAGCACGAAACCTTGGATTGCCCACAGCTATGAGGAGGCAAGGCAGTGGGAAATTTGAAAAAGTTTATGAGGTGGCCGGTCCCGAAGCACAAAACATTCTGGACACTTTTAATCACCACGCACCTTACATAAAGAGGTTATCAAAGAAGTGTGAAACACAAGCAAAGCGTGTTGGGTTCATACGAACTATCCTGGGTCGCAAATGCAGGTTTCCTCAAATTAACGGGGGTGGGTTTGATTGGACACATAAAGCTCTTAACCGACTTATACAAGGTAGTAGTGCCGACCAAACAAAACAGGCCATGGTTGAAGCCGACAAAGCTGGGTTGGAAATACAATTACAAGTACACGATGAAATCAACATGAGTGGTTCCCCTAAGGATGCAAAGATGCTGGCCGATATAATGGTGGAGTGTGTACCTCTTGAGGTTCCCAGCAAAGTAGATGTTGAAACTGGACCTAGTTGGGGAGAGATAGAATGAAACAACTTGGGTATTTTATGGTATATTGTGGATTGGGTTTAATGGCCGTTATGTTTTACTACACAGCATATGTCCTTATAGGGTTTCAACGATATGAGCTAACTATTTTGGACATAGTGGTAACTATAATAGTTGCGGTACCAGTGTTGTTACTGGTGGTGGGATGGCTGCTGGTACAAAAAAGGAAACCAGAATGAAGAAACTGATGTATAGGGTAGGTGTAGTTTTTGTAGCGGGGGGATTTACTCTCATCTTCATCTTATTCTTATGTGCTTTACAAGCCTTAGGGGTGGTTGCTCTAGGTCTAACCACTGATGAATCAACTATGATGGGGGTTGGTGTTTTAGTGGTCTTTCTAATAACCGCCGGATTGGTGTTGGTGGGGGAGGGACATTCATGAGTCCCAGAAATTACAAATGGATGTGTCCTGATCTTGGACAACCTTCCTGGGTTTACTGTATGACAGGAAATGTCACTAATCAATCTATTGCTGAAGGAATGGTAAGTAGGTGGGCTGCGCGCTCAGAAATTACCCCTAATAATGTAGAAGTGTTTATTGACAACGAAGTGTGGGTGGTCCATTGGACCCCTGATGACGGATTATTTAAAGCTGTAAGGAGTAGTTAAAATGGTTGAATTTAAGACAGATTGTGTTGAACCCCGTCCAGTCCCTCTAAACCCCAAATTCAAAGAAGCTTATAGATTGATGAAGTATGTCAATCCTGAAGACGGTTTCATTGAATGGATTTGGAACAGCCGGGACGGTATCAGCCCTTTTATGACCCTGGATAAAAGGAACGGGGGAATGATGCAACATGTTGATTGGCATGAAGATATGTTCATACCAAATTTCGTGCCTGCGATTGGGTCCAGAATTTTCATGAATTTAGACGTAGAAATCCGGGGAGACCAAGACAACAAATATCAGAATTTACAGACATTGGAAGGGGCTCAATTCAACGTCCAATGTGAAAAGGTTGATGCAATGTTGTACAAACATTTTCAATGGTTATCTTCATTTAGACCCTTTATCCCTCCCCAGGCTGAAGGTACAGCTCACTAAATCCAAAGGATAGATGATATGGACGAAGTAGAAGAAATATGGTTGGAAATTGTAAGAGAAACTGATGGAGCTTACCTGGTGGGTGACGGTGACCAGGAAGTGTGGTTGCCCAAATCACAGGTCGCGATAATTGACAAAAAAGAAGGGTTCAGTTTTTTCTCTATCCCCCAATGGTTGGCTGAAGAGAAGGAACTGGTATGACCCGAAGTGTGGGGCTGGAATTATACAACGAGACTACTTGTACATGGGAATGCGTGAACCTTCATTGTGAGGGCGATTGGATGCACCGCCCTGATGAATGGACAGGTCCAATTCCCGATACAGGGGTGAATGGAATACCTCCAGACATTTCTGAAAACTGGTTCCGCTGGATTTCCTGTTGGGCAGATTGGATTGAGGGGGAACAATGGGTTGAGCTTGTACCCGGTAAGGTACGGTTGTTGTGGTTTAAATGGAAAGAGGAAGTGAAATGACTACTATTGCTTGGGACGGACAGAACTTGGCTGCTGATGGGTTGATTCATAGTAACGGCACCATTGAAGAGATGGAATTTGAGAAAATCAAGGTGGTAGGGGGGAGTGTGTTTGCTTCTGCTGGCGATATTTCCTATTTTCAGCCTTGCATAGATTGGTACCTAAGTACCGAACTGCTACCCTCAACCTATCCCGTACCCTCTGATGTAAAATTTGTATTCTGGGTTTGGGATTCAGGGATTATGAGAGAATTCACAAACGGCCATCCTATCGAAATCCAGGCCCCAGCAGCACTTGGTTCTGGATATCAATTTGCTCTAGCAGCCATGGATGCTTTTACAGGGATGAAAGACGCCCCTGTTGAACACGACCAAGCTGGTTGGGCTGTTCAGATTGCCTGTATGAGGGATGTTTACAGTGGGGGTAAGATTAGGTCCCTGAATCTCTACAACTTAGGGAAAGGAAAAGAGGATGACAAAAAGAATAGTACTGAGTAGTGGACACAGCTTTCTGGACGTAAGCCGCAAAGATGATACCCTATATGGACCTATGGTAAAAATGAGACACCTACATCCAGAGGTGGGTGTGGATAATAGTTTTTCTATGTCTCAAGAAGCAGCCAGGAAATTAATTGAAACACTGGAAAGTGCCTTGGAATGGATGAACCCTGTGAAAGGAAATGATGATGAAGTACGAACTGAACCAAAAAGTGTACTACCCGGTGATTGAGGGACGTGCTCACACTCTGGATTGTCCTGATTGCCTAAACACTGGGAAATGGAAAGTCACCACCCCTGGCGGGGAAATTCTGGAAATGAATTGTCCTCGGTGTACTGACATCCATAATCGTCACAGTCTAATTGTTGAAAAGTTTGACCCGTCAGTAGAGATGCTTACCGTTGGCCAACGTAAAGTCCAGGAACAATTAGGTGAAGAGGATAAAGTCACCTATATGTGTAAAGAAACTGGCGTGGGGTCCGGTTCTGTTTACCGTGAAGAACTTTTGTACTCCAACCACGCTGAAGCCATGTTGGCTGCTAAGGAAATGGCCAAGGAAGCTTACAAGAAAAGTGGAGATAGGAACCGCCAAAGAAAGAGGGCAAAACCTTCTGAGTTATTTTTGCGACACACCCAATCGGAAAACGAGAAAGAATTGACGACCAAACTGAAAAAACTTATCAAACTGGTTGAAGAAAACGTGCCCGATACCTTCACGGAAGATTTGTGGAGAGAGTACTATGGCTGAAACAGATCAACGGTCAAGAGTGGTGAAGGAGCTTAAACCCCTTCACGCTGTTGCCGTAGAAAACCCCTGTTGGCCGGGCACGCCAGACGTCAATTATTTATCCGGGTGGATCGAATTGAAGTGGTTACGGTCCTGGCCTGTTAGGGAAGGACCCGTCAGATTGGATCATTTCAACTTGGAACAAAAACTATTTCTCAGAAGACGATGGATGAGTGGGGGAGTTTCTTGGTTGTTGATTCAATGTAAAAGAGAATGGTTGTTGATTCCTGGAAACGAAGTAAAGCAAGTGGGTGATTTAACCCGCCCCCAATTAATAGAACTATGTGTGTGGTATAGCGAAACAGGTATTGCTGGGTTGACTCCATTCCTAAGAAAGTATTGTAGATGAGCCACTCCATAATTCTTACTTCAAGTGAGAAACTGCTCCTATGGCGGCGCAGGACTAAGACCCCACGCAATCAAATCCCACCCCACACTCCCTGGGCCATAGGGGAAATGGAAAGGGGTCAAAGGAAAGTTGCTGAAGATTTAAAGAAATTGACTGGGGATATTACCCCCACCCATGCTGAACGGTGCTACATCATGAGGCGTAGATGTAGAAAAACCATGGATCAGGTTGGAAAAGAAATCGGGAAAACCAAACAATGGGTTTGGTTAGTAGAAACAGGAAAAATAGGGTGTGATGAGTTACTCTGGTATTGGGAACAATGAGGAAGCGGTTGATTTTCTCAGACGGTGGGGCGAACCCTTTGTGCTCACCTGTATTGACCCAGATAAAAAGACAATTGCTACAAATCAACTAAAACTCAGTGAATTACGTCCCTGGTTGGAAAAATGGAACGGTAAACGTAACATATATTTTCAAGTAAATCCAGCTTTACGGTTTATGAATCGTAAAGCAGCCAGGGCTGATATCTCTGAAGTGCGGTGGTTACACGTAGATATTGACCCTCGCATAGGGGAGAATATTGAAGAGGAACAAGACAGGGCACGATTGTTGCTTGAGAATGCCCAAACACCCCCTACGGTGGTGGTGTTTTCGGGTGGTGGTTATCAAGGATTTTGGAAACTCATGGAACCCATTCCCATTGGGGGAAACGTACCGTTGGCTGAAGATGCTGCCCGGTATAATATTGCTTTGGAAAATTTATTTACTGCAGATAATTGCCATAACATTGATCGCATCATGCGGTTGCCGGGTACTGTTAACATCCCTGATGCTAAGAAAGCAGCCAAAGGACGTGTTAGAGCTTTGGCGAGGCTGGTCAAGTTCGGGGCAGAGGAATACCCCCTAGAAATCTTCACCCCTGCTCCTAAAGTCCAGGTTGAAGGGGGCACTAATAGTGGTACTGTCCAGGTATCAGGTAACGTGGAAAGACTTTCATCAGTAGATGAGTTGGAAGACGTACCGGATTGGTGTAAAGCTACCATCGTTCAGGGGGTCCATCCCGATAACCCTGACAAATACAGTTCCAGGTCTGAAGCACTGTTTGCTGTATGTTGTGAAATGGTGCGCCAAAAATGCAGTGATGACCTTATATTTTCAGTCATTACTGATCCCGACTTTTTGATCAGTGAAAGCGTACTCGATAAAGGATCAAACATAGAGGGGTACGCCAAGCGCCAGATAGAACGAGCTAGAGAAGATGCAATTGACCCCTGGTTGATGAGGCTGAACGAAAAACATGCTGTGATAGGTAACATTGGTGGCAAGTGTAGAATACTGGAGGAAGTTGAAGACCACATCTTGGATAGACCTAAACTGACCCTTCAAGCTTTCACTGATTTTAAAAACCGATACTCTCATCAGAAAATACAAGTGGGGATGAACAAGAATGGACCTGTAATGAAGCCTGTTGGGGGATGGTGGCTTGACCACCCTTCCCGGCGACAATATGAAACAATTGTTTTCCACCCAGGAAAAGAAGTGAAAGGAGATGTGTACAATCTTTGGAAAGGGTTCGGGGTGGAGGCTGTACCCGGAACGAAACATGAAAGCTTTCTCACCCACCTTAGGAGAAATGTGTGTAACAACAACACCATGTATTACGAGTATTTGCTTGGGTTATTGGCTAGGTGTGTAAAAGACCCCGCCACCCCCGGACAAGTGGCAGTCGTCATGCGGGGGAGGCAGGGAGTGGGTAAATCTTTCTTTGTTAAACACTTTGGGAAGCTATTTGGTCGTCATTATCTTCAGGTGAGTGACCCCAAACATTTGGTTGGCAGTTTTAATGCTCATTTACGAGACTGCGTAGTGTTGTTTGGTGATGAAGCTTTCTATGCTGGGGACAAAAAGCATGAGAGCGTCTTGAAAAGTCTGGTGACTGAAGAATTGCTAGCCATTGAAGCCAAGGGCATTGATGTTGTTGCCGCCCCAAACTATGTTCACCTATTTCTAGCTTCAAACGCTGAGTGGGTCATCCCGGCGGGAATGGATGAAAGACGGTACTTTGTTTTGGATGTGGGTGATGGTGTAATGCAAGACAGCATCTACTTTGGGCAACTAGCCAAAGATTTAAAAAACGGGGGATATGAAAACCTGTTATGGTATCTACTGAACTATGATTTAACTGATTTCGATATACGAGCAGTGCCCAAAACAGGAGCATTGCAGGAACAAAAAATGCTTAACATGACTCATGAAAGTTCCTGGTGGTACCATAAGTTGTGCGAAGGTCGTATGTTGGTTGATCACGACAAATGGGAGGTGGAGGTCCAGAAAGAAGAAATCTGGGAGGACTATATTGTGTGGGCACGCAATGCCGGGATTTATAAACGGCTCACAAAGATGACTTTGGGTAAATATTTGAAGAGGGTGGGTGATGTAGGAACCATCCAGAAAGCTGCCCAAGTGAAGGTGTTTGATAAGGAAGGCTGGGAAAAATGGGAGGATCGCAGACCCTATTTTTACGTGATGCCTGAATTGAAGGAGTGTAGAGAGATGTGGGAAACAACAACTGGAATGAAGGGGGATTGGTGATGAGGTTTGCTCAACCACGGTTTGTGGATGTTCCTGTGGGGCAAATTAGGAAGGTCAGAACCAAGCGGGGGCTTTACACAGAAATCACTTTGAGGGGAGGGGTGGTGGTAGGTTCTGAAGAAACATTGGATAAAGTGGTGTATGGTATCAATGAAGAAAGATCGAAAGAAAAGAAGGACGGAAACATGAGTAGCGAATACATGGTAATCTATAGGGACAGTAACAAGGAACCTCAAATCAGAGTTTTTGATGATGTGGAGGCACTGAGCAGTATGCTGGAGTATCTCAACAGTCACCGACATATTGTGAATGAGGTTCGAGTGTTTGAGGGCAAAGAGATAGCCATCACCACCGCAGATACTCGTACGACTTATACCTGGGACAGTAAACTAGGGACTATTGTTAAAGTGCCCGAACGTACAGGAAATTAATTATGTCAAAACGTAAACCAATACTATGTCTGGACTTTGATGGGGTGATTCATAGCTACACTAGTGGGTGGAGTGGAGCTGCAATCATATCTGATCCCCCGGTAAGAGGTGCTTTGGATTTTCTGGTTGTGGCTCATAAACACTTTAATGTTCAAATATACTCCTCAAGGTCAAGCCAACCAGGGGGTATTGAGGCAATGCAGGAATGGTTGCAGTATTGTCTTGAAGAACACGCCCCCGAAATCAACGTGATCGAATTAGTCTATAAGCACATTAAATGGCCTATTTCCAAACCCCCGGCGATGGTAACGATTGATGACCGGGCGTTGACTTTTAACGGTACATGGCCCCCTATCAGCGATCTTCTCAACTTTAAACCCTGGAATAAGTAACATGGACATATTTAAATCAAACACCAAACGCACAGCCCTATTTATTGATGGGGCTAACCTCCACGCCAGTCTTAAAGCCCTTGGCGGGGAAATGGATTATGCCGGATTGATCGAGTGGTTTCAACACAACACCAATTTTATTCGGGCCTTGTACTATACTGCGGTCACTGAAGGTGACGATTATTCTTCTTTACGTCCGTTGTTGGATTGGTTACAGTATAACGGTTTTCAAATGGTCACCAAGCCTGTAAAAGAGTTTGAGAACGGGGCAGGAGAGATCACACGAAAAGGTAATATGGATGTTGAATTGGTTCTGGGGGCAATGAACCTGGCCCCCCACATTGATGTGGCGGTTATCTTCAGCGGGGATGGAGATTTCAAAGCATTGGTGGAAGAACTGCAAAGAAAGGGGAAAATAGTGGTGGTGGTTTCCACTATGGTTACTACGGCAGACGAATTAAGAAGACAATGTGATGTGTTTTTGGAGTTGAAGGAGTTCACTAACTTAGTAAGGAGGTCCAGAGAATGACGAATACTGTACTTGCTGTGGGGGGTCTTTTTATAGTCTTTTTGGTGTTCGATTTGATTATGGACGCTAGTGTATGGGTTGGAAAACGTATAAGGAAACACTGGAATGGTTAAGTGGTTGCATCGTTTAGGAGTGGCAATTATTATGTTGGCACCAATCATGGTATTCGCCACGTGGTATGCTGTGTTTATGTCCTTTACACTGGGTTTAGGTATCTGGATCCACACCGATACTTTTTTAAGACGTAAATAACGCTTATATCTAAGAGGCGGGCCACCAATACAAAGGAAAGAATATGACCCGTCAACACTGGGGCGATTTTATCGCCTTGACTTTGATAGTAGTAAGCTCCCTATGGCTTGCTAATCTGGTGGTGTAGAGTAAAACAGAAGCCGGGGCACCAGTCCCGGCTTCTGGCTATCGCAGTTTTACTTTCTGGGGGTATAGGGTATATGAGAATAAATGGGGAGTTGGTACAGATGAGAATTGACTTAAGTAAATTGATTGATCAGGTGATTGGGGGTTTGCCTGGGCTCCCCTTGTTTCTGCTACACTTAGTAATAGCTGTGATGGTTATACGGCTGATTTTGGAAATCATCCAAGATTGGAAATCCCCTAATCTGCTTGAACCCACCCGATGGTGGGCCGTAGCAGGTATGGTGTATGTTTTAAGTTTCAGGTGATGAATGTTTGATCGTGAAATTGAGCTTGAAGAGGGCCAACCCCCTCCCGATGGGTATGTGACTGTTGTAGGTCATACGGTTCCTGCCGGCGCATCTGGGAGGAAATTCACTAAGCAACGTCAAGATGAGTTTGTGCGTACTGTAGCCCGGTACGGCAACGAAACCACAGCTGCTGTATTGTGTGGTGTTAGTATGTGGATGATAAAGAATACCCGAAAAATCAACGGGGAATTTGATGAAGCCTGTGTGATGGCTGTTCAAATATTCACGGACACTGTGTTGGAACAAGAATTGTTTCGCCGGGCACTACAGGGGGTGGATGAAGACATCTTCTTTGGTGGTAAGAAAGTAGGTACCAAAACCACCTACAGCGATACTCTTTTGCTGGCTGCTTTGAAGAAACATGACCCTGCCTACCGTACTGATGGTAACGCTACCCAGGTTAACGTCAATACAGGGGTGTTGGTTGTTCCTTCTGGTGAAGGCTCCATGGAAGAATGGATTGAGGATAACGGGGCAGACGTTGACTGATTGCTGGGCACCCAACTACCCTTGCCCAGCAGTACCCGAACAGTCCCTGGGGAATGTACGCCGCCCCAGGGACTGTTTTTATGTGTGATGGAGGTGGGAACGATGTACAAGTTTTTGGTTGGGGTAATGATCGGGATGACCTTGATTGTAGCAGCCCAAAGGATTGGGGATAGGGACGGGGATGCTAGAATCATAGCCGCCTTTGAACGGCAATGTGAAAAGGCCCACCCCCGCAAAGGAGGTGATATAGCTTATTCCTGTCGGTTTGAGAGAAAACTCAAATAGTTACCAGTTCAATATTTCCTGGGCATTTACATAGACATCCTTATCCACTTGGATATTGTTGATGAAGTAATAATTGGGATGTTTCGCCTCAATTTGGTTGTCCTTATAGCGGAACACCACCCCCTTACCCAAGAGTTGTACGATAGTCTGTCTAAGGTCATCAGGGAGGCCAGACGGGTGCTTGGTCAACTCTAGGACCCATTCGTGATAGTTTTCATCATCTAGCATGGGATATTTGTGTTTCACCATCCCCCAAGTTCGTTCCAGGTGTCCAAGGGTCACCCATTGGTGACTATCCCTGAGCATATCGTTGATGATGTGGGGGTTCATTTGGTTGAGTTGCATCTGGTTTTCCTTTCTGGGGATTATAGAAAAACCCCCTCCAGCGTTCTACTGGTGAAGGGGGAGTTGAGTTTTTGTGGTGTTGTGTTATCTTCTACACTCTATGGGCAAGGCTAGTTCTTCACATACATTTTCGATCCATTCTCGATGTGAAGCAAAATGTTTGTGATATTCGGTGATGGGTTTAGAGGGGTCAACATCTTGGTTCTCGTCAACGGACCCGTCATCGTTGAAACGAATAGCACAGCAAACTAAACCATCAAATACAAAGGTGAAAGTGGTGGTATCGACCTGCTTCACCAGGTACTGAAATTGATGTGATTTAGGACACCCGACACGGTGGTCAAGCTCCAATAAGTATCGGTTGAATCGCTCTAGGTTCATATTTTCTCTCCTATTAGTTTCTGGTGACCTCGTTGTGAGGCTCCTGGGTCCTATAGCGCCACTTGGAAAGGTTCCAAGGGCGCTATAGGAGTTGCATCTGGTTTTCCTTTCTGGGGATTAGGCCCAAAGGGTGTCTATCGCAAATGTAAACTGGGTCTCACATCGCTTGAGGGCAATTTCCCTTGAGGCTGGGGTCACAGCGATTTGGGCACACAACCACCAAAAGAGGGCGTCATCAGCATATTCGTTACTTTCCTTGAACTTCCTCCAGTTCGGTTCGGTATGGCGTCTTACAATCATGATTTTTCTCCTTTCTCAGTAAACAAAGCTTCAAGGCCCTGAAGCAATTCTTCGTCAATATCCCAACGGCTGCTGTATTTGTCTATATTGACGATTTTTTCCTTGATCTTTAGGTATCGAGTTTGGCGGTCACTTTTAGCAGCTGTATCACTGATCTCTTTATCTATTTCCTCACCCCAAAGATAGAAACCCGATGAATGATACTCATCCTTGGTCTGTCTGGCTGCGATCCGGTTGGAATAATTATAGGGCGCATATTGCTTCTTAGGGTCGCTTTCCAAGATGATTTTACCCGTCTTGTAGATTTTGGCAATCCGGTCTTCAGTGAATTCACCTGGACGCCGAGGGTAGTTACGTGATGAACTGAACCGGGCAACCCGATCCCCTACTTCAAACTTGTCTTTCATAGTCTCTCTCCTTAATGAAGGACGCGAAATTGCGGCCTTTCTACTACCTCAACCTCCCTACGCAAAAGCGGGGGAGGTGTGTTGCATCTGTTTTTGAGGGTGGGGGATTAATTCATTCTGATAGCAGCCATACGGTATCGTTCACCACGTGTACCTCCCGTAGCACCCCAATTTTCTGTGGTGATTTTGCCCCCATAGAGGTTGAATCCCCGCCTTGCCGCACGGGTACAAATCTTGCGAGCCTTTACCAGGGAGAGGTTTTTGATCACCACCTCTGGTCCAATAGAACCCGACCCGCTATCAAAATCCATAACGTGAACTTCGTATCTACTCATAGTTTCTCTCCTTGTGTAGAAAGCGTGATTGCCTTCTTATTCCTCTATAGTACGGCAAAAGGATTAACATCAGGTAAATGAAAATAACTTTTATTATTTAATTTCAGTAACTTAGTTTTAATGGTTTTTAGGTAATATAGAGGAATAAGGCCGGGGATTGTCCCTGGGCTATCTAAGGAGAGAAATTATGGATGAATTAGAACTGGACGAAAAAGACCTGTTAGAAGAGCTAGATTTTCTGATTGAATACGCAGAAAAAGAACACCAGGACTTTATCGAGAAACTTCAACAAAACGACCCTGCTCATGCATTAGGTTGGGCTGATAACAGTCTGAAGAACGCTGCCACCCTCGAAATCCTTAACAGGTATAGAGGTTGGGTCCAAAAAGGAGGTACTGTATGGACAGTCAAACTGATCCGTGAGATTGCCCAAGAGGAAGTAAGACCCTGTGATGTAGTCGGCAGATCGACTTCTCAAATTTCTAATCTCATGGGGCAGATTATGTTTCAGAAGTGGTACGACATCGCTCACCCCTCAAGGGGAATTGGGGGGAGTGACCTGAAGTTTTGGGGCAAGGCTGTTTCCGAAGCGAAAAAGAAAGAGGGGAAACCAGCTCGTTGACTCAAATTGGTAAATAGAAGAAAGGCTGGGGGATGAATTTCCCCCAGCCTTTTTCGTGTGGTCAATAAAAATAAGGGGAAGGGGGACACACCCCCTTCCCCTTTTGTCTTATGAGTTTATGTCTAGCTTGGGGTTCATGGGGCAGTAACAACCAACAATCTCACCTTTCTCGTTGACCCAGGCTGTGGTGATCTCGCTGCCGTTGGATCCACCCCTAAAATGTTGGTATCGGTAGTGAAGAGGAATTGCCCAGACCTTACCGTGTTTGGGGTCCTCAACTAGGTCTATGTGGGTGTTGATGACTCTAAGCTCTTCAAACATTCGAGGCACCTGGCGGTCAGCAAGGTCCTCAGACGTGATTTCTAAGGTGGGTTTACCATTTCGAGTGGTAGTCTGTTCAAGCTTGAGCACTAGGGTCATCCCTGTGGCCTCTCTAAGCAGGGTGGTGAGGTTAATCAATGCGGCTTGGGTGTTAAAGTTCTTCATGTCTCTCTCCTTTGGTTTGTGGATGCCTCGTTAGGAGGTTCCTGGGTCCTATAGCTCCCGATGACTTCGTCAAAGGGAGCTATACCAGTTGCATCTGGTATTAAGGGTAGGGGATTATTAGGTGAAGACATACTTCACCACAGCGTGGAGGGCGATTGCCGTGGGGATGTCGGGGTCAATGTAGCCCAAATCAATAGGTTGGATGGTAATTAGTTGACCCCCTATACCTGGGTGGTGGGCTGCACCTTCTTCGTCAAACCAAGCGATTGAAGCGTATTCCTCATCAGCTAATTTGGTTTGAAATTCCTCGTTGTTTGCCTGGGTTTCTGTGAGGTAACGAAGCTTGGTGCCTTCGATAGGGTCCGTGATGGCCGGCATGACGAAATATCTGGTCATAGTTTCTCTCCTGATTGAAGGCCGCGAAATTGCGGCCTTTCTACTGCCTCAACCTCCCCTTGGCGAGTGGCCGGGAAGGTTGAGTTGCATCTGGTTTTGGGGGTGGGGGATTATTTGATCATGTCCTCAAAGCTGTAGGTGCCTTGCATGGTTGAGTTGAGAAATTTGGTCAGGTTGTTTAATTCTGCTTGATGTTGTAGTCCTTCGATTGTGAAGGAGAGTGATTTAGCCCTGGCTGTGTATTTCAATAGGAGCTTAACAACCAAATCCTTAACGACATTGGAATCAATGAAGGTTACGTTGTGACGCTCGTTCCCTACCTTCTTGACCCTCATATAAGTTTTGGTTGATACTTGGACCTCTTTATAGAGTTCTTCAGCGATGGATGCTGCTGCGCTGGCCTCTATTATGTCCGTCATGTTCTTACTGTGGTTGAAACTAGCGTGCTTCATGCTGTGGACTGATCCCGTATTCTGGCAACTCATCTTGCTGCGGATTTCAACCAGGTAGTTCATCACCTGGGATACTGGAAGTGCTCTGTTCATAGTTCTCTCTCCTATTCGTTTGTGGTGACCTCGTTGTGAGGTTCCTGGGTCCTATAGCTCCCGATGACTTCGTCAAAGGGAGCTATACCAGTCTATATCCACTTTGGGGTGGCGGTTAAGCAGATTTGTGATACACCGTTTTCTCTGACCGTGTGTCGCTCGTATGAGATTGTGTAGTCTCCTGTGTTGATTGCGGCCTGGAACTCGTGTTCTGGGCTCTGTTGGATTTCGAGATTTTCGTCAAGAATAAAGAACCGTACTGGCGTTTTGGTGAATGTGTGGATTTGATGGTCGTTCATAGCTGTTTCTCCAATTTTTCGATCTGTTCAATGTGGTACCAAACCGCGCTATATTGTCCGGCTCTTCTGGCCTCGATAACCGCGATTTGGTGCATGTGGATGGCTTTTTGTGTGAAGCTCAAGTCTCTCTCCTTGGTTTGGGTCGGGGAAGTCCCGCCCTATAATAAGAGAATACGGGAAAAGAGTTAAAACTGGGTTAAAGAGGGAGGGATTTATTATTTAGTTTCAGTAACTTAGGGTTAATGGTTTTTAGGTACTATAAAGAGTAGAAAGGGAGGCGGGTTTTGTCTCTCTAATAAGGAGAGACAAAATGCCCAATAAGACACTTATCGTTTTGGATGAGGACCGAATAATCCAGGTTCAGCAGGTATCGGAAAAGACATTGCCTTTGGTTAGAGCTCAGATGCTGGCGGCAGGGTATAGGGTAGAAGTGATAGGAAATAATCTGGACCAGTGTTTTACTGCTCTTTAATAATTGGAAATAGGAGGAAAAAGCCGGGGAAACCCGGCTTTTTTGTGTGTTTTCGACTGATTTAACGATTTCTTAAGGGGGTATCAGGTTGCCAGAAGTGAGGATTTTGCCGATTTTGCGATTTTAGAACGAAGGGGGGTTAAAGGGGGGTTAAAGGGGGTACGATTTCTCTGAAGAAAGAAAAGCGCGTATTTGTGGGGGTTGGAAAAGCTGGAGTTACTTAAGCAACTTGGGCAGTTACTTAAGCAAATGGGATCAAGGGTGTACGTCCTATTGTCTAGGGAGTGGGGGTTCCGGCATTTACTTAAGCAACTTGGGTAAATGAAAAATTCAGGGAGAATAGAGAGTAGAGGGGGTACGGTTAGGGCGGTTTTTGTATATATTTATATATAATTAATTAAGTTAAGGGATTAAGAGAATATATAAATGTGGCCCCAACGGGGGTGTATATGTTTGGGTGAAAAGCCAATCAACGAAAGTAAAGATATTGGAGTTTGGTGCCAATTTGCCCAAGTTTTCCTGGTGAATTGTGTGGAAAATAGCCAGATTTTACGTGAACGGCCCACTCACCCTCCCTCTGTGAAAAATCTTGACGCTAGCCCACTTTTCCCCCTTCCCTACCCACCAAACCAACCATGACCGACCCAATACCCAGCCAAGATTTTAGACCCACGTTAAAAACACGTTAAGAATTTCGCAGCTGTTTTTCGGGGGGTTGACTTTTTGAGAAGCCAACGCCTGTGGCCTCTCCCGTATTTCGACTTTTATCGAATTACCCTGAATTTTCGCAAAAAAAGACCTTTTTCAGCTCGGAAAAACTGAAAAAGGTCAAGTTTAGAGGGTTTCTAAAGTAGATTTTACGAGGCGGGGAAAACCTGGATAGCGCGGAAATCTACGTTTTTCGCCAATCCGGCAAGGACCATATCGCTTTTACCGTCCCAGATTTTAGCGGGGGAATATTTACGAGCCGAAAAGGTAGTAGTGAAGGAACCGTCAGAACTTACCCGACTAACGGTGGATTTACAGGTAATTCCCGTATCGCGGTTAACGAGGGTGACGGGGGTTCCAATAGTAAAAGTCATAATTCTCTCCTTAGAAGTCCAAGCGCGGGGGCCTGGGGGTAACGAGCGCCGGGTGATTCCGAACTCTCTATAATCTAAGAATAGAGTATATTCCTTAATATCAGCTTAATGTAACGAATGAATTTCGTTTTATTTTAGGGGGGTTAGATAGCCCAGAACAAACCCTAACCCCTGGTTAATAGGGGGGATTTATTTCCTGTTTGGTTCAATTGTTAAGGTATGGTTAATATAGGGCGGGTTTCCCCCCGCCTTAACCTCCTGGTAATAACCCCTAACGCTCCCTAACCCAGGTTAAGGGTTTACTACCTATGGGGGTCTATTCGAGATTTCCTTAAGGTCTTGTTAAGACTTACCTTTTGGGATTTCGGAACGAGGGGAAATTTGGTGGCGAGGGGGGTTGAATTGCTATTAGCTGGGGTCTAAGGGCGTATAAGCTGGGGTATATAGGAATGGAGTTAGGGTTGATTGGTGCTAGGTTCGCTGGTCTATGGTGGCGAGGGGTGGGGTATAGGGCCGATTAGACCATGGTGGGTGGGACCCCCTAGTGGTCTATGGTGGGGTCGGGATGGTCCACGAACTCGCAACAACCAAATACCTACCAAAACTGAAAAATTCACCAAACACCATTTTCAAACACCAAACTTCCCTGGCAATTCACCCCTTCTCCCTGTAGTCCCCCATCACACCAACCTACCTCCCACAATCTCCAGGATTTCCCCCACCAGATAATCTTTTTTCCACATAAGATGTTCCAACTCACTCGCATCCAACCTCTCCCTTTGGGCAAGAAGTGTATCAACCCTCTTCATTTCACATTCGAGGTCCACCACCTGGCGATACTCCCGATACGAGAATTGACGACCTCCCCTAAAACCCCTCCAAATATAACCCCCGAAATAACCAAAGCAAAATACTAGCCACCACTCCATAACTCACCACCCTTTCATGGAATACCCAATTATCACACCAAAGAAAAATGCTACAACAACCCACAAAACACACCACATAGGATTTATCCCCCAATTAATTTCACACCAGTTACACCACTCGTTAAACCACCAGTCTCTTTCCCAGATTTACCAACACCAGAACTGAGTTGGGCATTTTCTCCAGCTTCGTAACCAGCCACCCCGGCTTGAAGGTCACCTTTCTCCAGACTCACAGGACTGGATTTAATGTCTAAACCAAACTCCTTCAATTTTCTCTCCATGACGGCCTGATGACAGACCACCAGGTCACGTCCACTCCCCTCCCCCGGTTGGGGGATCATGTCCTGAAGCTTGAGATGAAGGCTGGCGACCATACCATTAACAAATGAGGTCTTCAGTCGGGGAGCATGCGCGCCCCTAGATCGCATAACCATGTATTGGTCGGTTTTCTTCCACCCCAGATAAGCTCCCTCAACGAGGTTGCGAACCATCATCAACATGTAATGGGAAATTTCAACTTCATGTTTTCGCCCAAAGAAGAATACTTCACCACCACATCGGTACATAGTTGTTCCACAAACCTGACCAATCACTCCTCCCAGAAGGTATGAGCGGTGATAAGCACGTCTTGCCTTACCACTGGTCCATTCTACTCCTGCCTGACCCCACTCTTCATCGACCTCGTTGACATCAGTCACAGAAATGCCGTATTCATCCATCAATTGTCTAGCCTTGGCCATGGCGGCAACAGCTTCAGCTTCTGAAGTGTTGTTCCCAGCCAGGTCCATGAGGTTCTTGATTCTTCTTACCAGTTTCTTTTGCGCATTATTTGTCATAGTTCTCTCCTTTTCCAACTACCCTAACCTTGAAACCTTAATAACCAGTTAATATTTGCAACCACCCCCATTATAGTCCATTTTCATGAACAACTTAGCTGAACAATTGGTGTGGCGCAACACAGATGTGGGCCTCAGGCCTTTCATGAAGGTCCAAACCAAGCCGATAACCTATAAACCTGTGGCTTGGGCACCCCAACCTGGTAGTCAGGTGAAATTCCTTTCTTGTCCAGCCACCGAAGTGCTGTATGAGGGCACACGGGGACCGGGAAAGACTGACTGTCTCCTTGTAGACTATTTGGCAGACGTGGGCAAGGGCTGGGGAGCTGAGTGGCGAGGTATTCTATTCAGAAAATCTTACCCAGACCTGGAAGATGTCATTGCGAAATCCCATAAGTTGATACCCCAGTTCAACCCTGGCGCGAAATTCAATACACAAAAGAGTTTCTGGACTTTTCCTGATGGGGAGACACTACGGTTTAGACAGTTCCAGCGTCCTAATGACTATTGGAAGTATCATGGTCATGCTTATCCGTGGATAGCCTGGGAGGAAATTACCACGTGGGAGAACGATCAGTGTTTGAAGTCCATGATGTCGTGCCTACGTTCTACAGTGAAAGGCATCCCCCTGAAAATTCGTGCCACAGCCAATCCCTATGGTATTGGGCATAACTGGGTCAAGGCGAGATACAAGTTGCCGTGCAAGCCGGGAAAGATGATCACCACGGTTATTACCAACAGCAAATTGGAGGATGGAACCCCTGAACCAACCAGACTTGCGATCCATGGGACAATCCATGAAAATAAAGTCTTGCTTTCTGCTGACCCTGAATATATTAATCGAGTGGCTGCTGCTGCCCGTAACCCGGCTGAACGCCGGGCATGGGTTTACGGGGACTGGGACATTGTTGCTGGAGGGATGTTTGATGATATATGGTATGAGGCGAAAGACAAAGTGGTCATCAAACCTTTCAAGATACCTCCTTCATGGCGCATTGATCGCTCCTTTGACTGGGGTTCATCACGGCCTTTCTCTGTGGGGTGGTGGGCTGAAAGTGATGGTACCGATGTCCAGTTGGCTGATGGCTCTTACATGAGTACGGTAGCAGGAGATTTATTTAGACTGGCTGAGTGGTATGGTTGGAACGGAACTCCCAACGAAGGGTTGAGGATGACAGCAGACCAGATCACCCAGGGAATAATCGAGCGGGAATTGGAGTGGGGACTTCACCACAGGACGGAAATTGGGATTGCTGATGGTTCAATCTTTGATGAGCAAAACGATAATTGTGTGGCCACGGATATGGAAGCTGAGGTGAGGATTGACGGCAAGCTCTATCCAGGCATCCAGTGGGAGGCAGCAGATAAGTCTTCAGGGAGCCGGAAACAGGGTTGGCAGAGGATGCGTAAAATGATGAAGGATGCAATGTCCCCTGAGTATGGTCCCAGGGAAAACCCAGGGTTGTTCGTATTCGATAATTGTGAGCAGTTCTTGCGCACCATCCCCTCCCTTCCCCGGTCAGATAAAGATTTGGATGATGTTGACTCAAAGGCTGAAGACCATATTGGTGATGAAAGTCGATACAGGGTGCGTCAGGAAGTAAGAACCATGTCAACAGGTAGGGCAGAAGGAATTTAGACAAGATGACTACATCCAATAAGCATCACCCCCTCTTCACCAAGTATCATGGACTGTGGGTACAGTTGGAGGATGCGTTTGAGGGGGAGATCATTGTCAAGGATAAGGGGGAGGAATATTTAAAACCCACCGCCGGGATGGTGTATGATGGTATGGGGGCGGGCCAACCGGGGGTGGTGGACTATACCCGCTATAAGGACCGGGCTGTATATCCTGACGATGTACGTCAGGCTGTTGAAACCATGAATGGGTTGCTCCACCGGGAACCTGCGGTGATTGAACTCCCTTCCAAGCTGGAACCCTTGCGCAAAAAAGCCACCAACAAGGGTGAAACACTTCTATCATTACTTAGCCGGATCAATCAACATCAGTTGACCACAGGACGCCTGGGACTTATGATGGATGTTGCCTCTGGGCAAGGTCCCGGTGCCCTGCCCTATATATCTCTGTACAGTTCCAAATCTATTGTTAATTGGGTTTCCAAATCCGATGAAAAAGGTATCAGCCATCTTCAGGCTGTACTTCTGGATGAATCGGGAAAACAGCCTACAGAACATTTCGAGTGGGTGGACAAAAACCAGTTCCGAATAGTCAGGTTTGACAAAGAAATCCCCACCCAGGGGGTGTCCGATAGTGTAGATTTAAAGGGGGTCACGTATTCCCCCTACAACATTGCAGGAAAATCCCCTGCTGAACTACCTTTTGTTATTATCAATTCTGTAGATTTGGTACCTGATCCCCAAAGACCTCCCCTGACGGGTTTGAGCAATCTCTGTCTTGCAATCTATCGTCAGGAGGCTGATTTCAGACAGGCTCTTTATCTTCAGTCTCAAGACACCTTGGTTGTTATTGGTGCCAAATCAGAAGTAAGCAAAGCCGGGGTGGGGAAAAAGAGCCGGGTGGGAGCTGGGGCCAGGTTGAATCTCCCTATTGGCGCAGACGCCAAATATGTTGGTGTGGGGTCATCGGGATTGCAGTTCCAACAAGATGCTCTGGTAAATGATAAGCAAAAAGCAGCAGATATGGGGGCCAAGCTCCTAGATTTTAGCGCGTCATCAAGTCGGGCCTCTGGGGAGGCTCTGAAAATCAGAATGGCCTCTAGAACAGCCAATCTGGTGACTATCGCTCGCGCCGGGGGTCAGGGTCTTGAAGAGGCTTTGAAGATCGCAGCCAGGTGGGTGGGAGCTGACCCTGACGAGGTATCGGTACAGCCTAACCTGGACTTCATCAACGATGAACTGCTAGCCCAGGAGATATTAGGTTATGCTCAAGCGAAACTCACTGGGGCACCTATCTCGTTGAAGACTATCCACAACCAGATGCGCAAACATGACATCACAGAATTCACGATGGAGCAAGAGTTGGAGTTGATCGCCAATGAGGGACCAATCGCCGGATTGTTGAACTTTGGAGGTGACCCCGATAAGAAACCTGAAGAGAAATCAGAAGAAACTGAAAAGTAGTTCTTAGGAAAATATTTATAGTTTTAAAGAAACATTAGGAAAGTTGCAAGTTTCCCCAACAGTACAATAGTAGTGGGGGCGAAATGTTAAAAGTTTCCTTATTATTTCCTTATTATTTCTTAACCCCAGAGGGGAAACTTGAACCACATGAAAAGTTTCCCCAAGAAACTGACCTCACCCCGGCTTGCTAACAGAGCCGGGGTGGGTCGTTTTCAGACACAAAAACACCCCCAACACCGAATTGTGCTGGGGGTGCTCCTGTAACCAGGAAGTGGGAGAGAGTCACCCCCGGTTTAGCTCTGTGACAGGACATTGAGCAATGTCCTGAGCAAGTTTGTGGTAAAGACGTACAATGTTGGCATCCCACATTACGGTAAGGAAATGAGCGGTCACTTCAGCAGCTTTTTCAGGATTGGCTTTCACCCACTCTACCAGGTCAGCTTCAGCTTTGTAGTATTCAATATTGTTCGTCATCGTTTCTCTCCTAATAGGCATGTTGTAGGCGGTCAGCTTTGAGCCACTTGCTTGCGGTCCCCGGTGTGACTTGGGCTTTTTGAGCCAGTTCTTTATTCATAGGGCGATTGCCCTTGGCTGTTTCAACCCGGTACCATTCCAGGGCTTGCTTTTTGTCCATCACCGTCACCACTTCTAGGGGAGTGGATTCAACCTTGAGCATCATGGACGCTAACCACAGGAAGGCATAACCCCCCATGGGTAAGGTTAGAGGCATCAGCAGGGGGTGATAAAGTGACAATGCTGTTTCGTCCACAGGAAGGATCGCAGCCAGCCTTCTGCCACCACTGTGTACTTCAATCGGTGCGGAGGCATTTTCAATTTTTTCCTCAGCCACGTCCTTATCTGTTTGGGCAGCTCCCATCTCATCCTTGGCTGTCCAGTACTTTGGGCACTGGGTCCGGTTCTCTTTTCCGTTACGATCACAAACCTTGACGTATTCCTTGGCAGCAACTGCTCTGTACTTAGATAGTTTCGCCTCAGCCCGTTTGAGTTTTGATTGGGCATTGGATAGTCCTTTATTCTCGTTTTGGATGGTGGTGATTTTCGCATCAGCTGAACTTCCTGATCTTTCCACAGAAGCCAGAAACGAAAATGTTCCGGCCATCATCCATACAATCAACAGAGGGAGGATGTGAGACCGTTTCCCAGCCTGGTTTCCCCATTCAATAGCTGGTAAGGCAATGTTGGCAATGATCGCCATCACAATTACACCAACCACCAAACTGTTGATTTCGTTTTCCAGCCCATATTGATACTCGATATTCATCCAGGTATCGTTAAGAGCGCAAATCAGTCCTACAGTGAAGAGGATTATTCCAAGAAATTTAATCATGTCGCCTCACTTTCTTTTCAACATCGTCAGCTTTTTTATCCAGCATTTCCTTAATCCGGTTGGCTTCTTCAAGCCCAGTACAGGTCAGACCTGTTCCGTCAGGGAACACCAGATTTTTCTTTTTCAAAGAGGGAAGGCAGTCAACATTATGGCCTTCACCGATTGAAATCAGGTTCTTTTTCTCTTTAAGTGTGAGTTTCATTTTCTCTCTCTCCTATTAAGTTTCAATGATTACCATATTACTGACAAAGGGTTAAAGAATGATTAACGGAAAAATAATTTACCATAATCAGAATTTTTTCTTTACTTACACTGAACCTGGTACTATAAAGAAGCTGTGATTGACGATTGTTAGAAACAAGGATAGACTAAAATGGAACTGTATAAAGATTCAGACTTCACCAGTATTTCAACCAAAACCATTCTGGATACCTATAACGAGGTAACTGGTAAAAAGATTAAGAAATTTGCCACCAGAACAAAAGGGATCGAAAGATTGCGCGAAGTGTTACCGGATTCACCCCCCAAGGGTCGTAAGGGTCGTAAGGTGGTGCCCTTCAATTACCCGTTTGCTCTGGATCGCTATAAAGCACCACGTGAAGTATCGTTTCGTGGCCGGGTGGTTGCGATGTTGACCAAGCGTCCGGGGAAACCTTTGGATGATGTGGTGGCTCTTCATAAAGAAGTCCATACAGAAAAGGGTAAAACCTTGTGGGAAGAGGATCACTATAAATCAGAAGCCCGTGCCCTTATCCAGTTTCTTCATTATGACCACGGTTACGGGGTCAAAGAAGATACCAAGGGCAACATTCGTGTGTTTGTGGACAAAGAACAGATTGCTGCAGAAAAAGGCTGATAATGCCTACCTCAAATGAAATCCTAATAGATTTGATGTTGCGTCATCAAATCTATCTTAGGAGATACGAGAAACATGTACAAAATCGTGTTCTGACGCTCCTTCAGGACACGGAAACTGATCTGCGACAAATCATCGCAGATCAGTTTGTTTTGGGGAGTAACATTTCCACCACTCGATACCATGCGATGGAACAGGCCATCAGCAAAATTCGGAAATCCACGTTGGAGGGAGTTTTCCACCTCATTGAAGATGAGGCTCAAAAGTTGGTTGATCTTGAAGCCCAACATACAGCCCGGTCTATCGAGAAATCCCTGCCTGTAATATTTGAAACTCTGTTACCAACACCCCAAGCTATATCCTCAATAGTTACCACCACCCCCCTTCAGGGTCAGGTTATGTCTGTGTGGGCAAACAAATTGGTGTCCGATGATATCATTCGCATTACCTCCCAGTTACGAATAGCCATGATGGAAGGTCAGACAGCTCGTGAGGCCTCAGAACGAATAGTGGGGACAGCCCAGTTGAAGGGCACCAACGGCCAAACGATAATTACAGCACGTCATGCTGATACAATAGCTCGAACCGGACTACAAACATTTGCTAACCGAATACGTGAAGACATATTTCTGGAGAATCAGGAAGTCATCAGCAATGAACGGTATACCGCCACCCTGGATAGACGTACCACCCTGTTATGCGCTGGGTTGGATGGGAATTTATATAAAACGGGGCAGGGACCCAAACCTCCCCTTCATTGGAGTTGTAGATCAATCAGAATTGCTTTAATGAACGATAGGGTCCTGGGTCATAGACCTTTTAATGCTTCAACCAAGAGACAACTGGTAAAAGAATATAATCAGAAAAACGGTTTCCCTGCTGACCAGGAAATAGGGTATGGTCATAAAGGTAAGTTTGATCAGTTTGCTTCCAAAAGAAAACGTGAAATGATTGGTCGGGTTCCGGCTAAGATGACGTATGAGGAGTGGATGAGAAAACAACCCAAATGGTTCCAACAGGATGTATTGGGGAAAGAGCGTATGACCCTATTTAGATCAGGGAAAATACGAATGGAACAGTTTGTTGATCACAATGGTAAAGAACTTACTATCAAACAACTCTATGCCATTGTAAATAGGACTTGATAAACCGATGAAAATGAGGTAAAGAGAAATCATGAAGTTAAAACTGAAATATGATGACCGTGACGACATTCCAAACGGGTATGTAGAACTGTACACTGAAAAAGATGGTGTGTGGAACTTCAGTGGTGTGGAGGGTATGAAGACCCAAGCAGACATTGATCGCCTTCGCGAAGGAAATAAGCGTGAACGGGATGAGCATAAAGAAACCAAGCAGAAACTGAAACAGTTTGACGGTATTGACCCAGACAAGGTTCACGATGAACTTGAAGAGCTTGAAGAGCTTCGTTTGTCCAATGGGGATAAAGACGATAAAGACGTTGATGAACTGGTTGAACAGAAGATCAAACGCCGCCTTGCTCCTATCGAACGTGAGCGGGATAAGTTGAAAGAAGAATTAGACACAGAACGAGTTACCACTGGTGAATTACGTGGTGAAATTACTTCCACACAAATTCATGATGTTGTTCGGGCTGCTGCTCTTGAAGCTAAGGTTCAGACTACCGCCATTGAAGATATTCTGGCTGCTGGTGACAAGGTCTTTGAATTCACAGAAGACCGAGAAGTGTTGACCAAGGATGGATCAATGACTGCTGGCGACTGGTTAGAACAAACCATGAAACAGGAAAGACCTCATTGGTGGCCTATGTCTGAAGGCGGGGGATCGCAAGGCTCAGATGGAAATTCCTATCCTGACAACCCTTGGTCAAAAGAGAATTGGAATATGACTGCTCAAGCCGGGGTTATTACAGCCCACGGTAAAACAAAAGCGGATCAGATGGCAAAAGCCGCCGGGTCAGAAGTGGGTGCTACAGCCCCCCCGGCTTAAATCAACCAGGGTGTGTGGCCCTTTATTCGTAACCGGGATGTGTGTGGCATCTCACTCTTAAGATTTGGAGAAATGTGAGATGCCCACTACACAAGTGGCTGATGTTGTTGTACCTGAGATTTATGATCCCTATGTCAGCAATAAAACGACCGAAAAACATCGCCTGATTGATTCCGGTATGATCGTCAGAGATGCTGCCATGGATGATAAGTTGGAGGGAGGCGGCTTGACGTTCAATGCCCCCAGCTTCAACGATTTATCTAACGATGAAGAGAACATCCAGTCAGATGATCCTGACCAAACACCAGAACACAAAAAGCGGACTTCTGCCACAGAAATTTCGGTGCGCCTTCAGCGTCACCAGTCCTGGGCTGAAATGAAGCTAGCTGGTGCTCTGGCGGGGAAAAACCCCCTTGAAAATGTTGGGGATTTGGTTGCTTCCTATTGGAAACGCCGTTCGCAATTTGCTGCCATGGCTTGTATTGTCGGGGTGTTCAAGGACAATGACCTGGCTCCAGATTTGGATGGTACTCATATCCAGAAGGATATGACCGTTGATGTGTCTGGTGGTGCCTACAGTGCGGGGGTCACTGATTTTTCCAGTTCTGCTTATATCGACACCACAGTTACCATGGGTGACAGTAAAGATATGTTGGGCACTATCTTTGTCCACTCTATCGTTGAAGCCCGAATGCGGAAAAACAACCTTATTAAAGACGTGGTGGTAGACACAGAAGGTAAACAGACAATCTCTATTTACCAAAATTCTGTGGTGGTGATTGACGATTCACTACCTAATCCAGCAGGGGCAGGTCCTCTTCAAACACCAGCTGGTGTTTTCCACACTTATGTGTTTGGTAATGCTTGCATGCGTTGGGGTATCACCCCGGACGCTAAACCTAGTGAAACCGACTGGGACCCTAATGCCGGTAACGGTGGTGGTCAAACTATGCTCCACAGTCGTGTTGTTTGGTCTTTTCACCCTTCTGGGTATGCCTATATTGGACCCACAGACGTAGTGGGTGGTCCCAGTAATGCAAACTTGGCCGCTGGAACTTCTTGGAAACGAGTATTTCCAGAACGTAAACAGATCAAGATGGCCCGATTGATCACTAGAGAGTACTGATGACAAACCCTGTATTTGAAGCTCTTAAAAAGCTTGATCCTGCCAACGATGAACAATGGACATCTGACGGTATGCCCAGGATTGAGGCTGTTGAAAAAATTTACGGGGAACCTGTTTCCCGTAAACAAATCAATGACGCCGCCCCTGATTTTAATCGGGAGTTGGCTGTGGCCGCACCACCCCCGGAACAACCGGACAAGGAAGGTCCTGTTGATGAAGATGACTTCGATAAAGAGTACCTTCAGTTGGTGGGGGAAATTGAGGAAGTTGACCGCCAGGTTGATAAACTTGAAAAACAAAGACTGAATCTGAGAAGACGGTTGGCCAAATCAGAAGCCCGAAGGGCTGAATTGTTTCCCCCAGCCACCCAGGCAAATATGGTTCAGGCTTTTCAAGCGTCACAACAGAAACAACGTCAGGAAAGCTTCGATGAAGCAGCCCGTGTACGTCAACTGGTGGGGAATAAAGCAAAGGTGGTTGGGGGCAACCCCGCTGATGAAGGCACATGATAGTTGAAGACGGCACCGGGTTGACCGGGGCCCAATCATATATCAGTATTGAATTTGCTGACATTTACCACACCTTGAGGGCTAATTCTGTTTGGGTAAACCTAACAGATGAGGCCCTCAAGGTGGCTGCTTTGGTTAAAGCAACTGATTACGTGGACAGGAGGTGGAGAGATCAGTTCATAGGGGACCCCTTAACCACCACCCAAGCATTAGCCTTTCCTCGCACAGAATTAGGCTTGCCGGTAGCATTTAAAAATGCTATTGCTGAATATGCTTTACGGGAAGTTGAATCACCACTGGTGCCTGATCCTGATATGGGGGAGGGGGCTATCATAAAACGCCGGGAAAAAGTAGGTCCCATTGAAGAAGAAATTGAATATGGGCGAAACGGTATCAACAGTTCTCCCTTCAAGTCTTACCCTCAAGCAGATATGTTACTAACCCCCTACATACAGGAAACAATTGGGGTGTATCGGTAATGGTTGATTATGTAAGAGCAGCCACCACAGCTCACACCCAAATCAACAAAAATGGTCGGGAAATTACTGTAATTAAACCTGCTGATAGAAGAAAAGAATGGGAACCCTGGGCGGGGGATGATGAGTCAGAGTCAGATGAGTATGCTACCAAAATCACCGTAAAAGGGGTGTTCGCAGATAGTCGTACTTTGGGGGAACAATATAATTTAACAGATTTACCAGACGGTCAAAAAATGTGCCTTGTTTCTGCTTTATCAGTAGGGGATAATAAGCTTGAGGAATTTTCAGGAGTACAGGACGGGGATACAAGGTGGGCAATTAAGGGGGTCAAAGTATTAGAGCCGGGGACTGTTAGAATTATGTACATATTGGGGTTGACTTTATGAATGGAGACATGCGTAAGGAAATTTTACACCATATACACCATGCTTGGAGAAACGACCCAACCACCCTGGCTTGTGAAATGCTGTTTGAAACCACCACAGAAGTATCGAAACCAAACAAAGTTGATGAGGTATCAAAGCTTGTCCCTTGGGCGAGATTAACACTCAGACATACAACTAATAATCAATATACACTAGGCTCGCAAAACGGTAAAAGAAAATACATTCAAAAAGGCTATGTAATAGTGCAGCTATTTGGTCCGAAAAAGAGTGGTGTTCAGGTCAATGATTTTATGGTCAACGTATTGGTTGGGGCCACCAGGGGTAAAAGTACTGATAATGTAACTTTCACCAAAACAGAAGCAAGAGAAATTGGAACTGACGGTTCATGGTATCAGACCAATGTGACAATTCAATTTGAATATTGTGGAGTAGAATAAAATGGGTTGTTCAGGAACCTCAATTGACAGTAATATCGTTGGACTTCGTGTAGCACGGGAAACTTCACCAGGAGTGTTACCTGACACTCCTGAATGGATGCCGCTTGACCCCAATTCCTATGGTGACTTTGGGGCAGAGTATAAATCAATTTCTCGTACCCCAATCAATGCGGGACGACAACGCCGCAAAGGGGGTATCGTTGATAAGGATATCAGTGCCGGGTTTGAAACGGACTTTGTTGAGACTTCCCTTTACCCCCTCATAGAGGGTTTCATGTACTCCAATTGGTATGAAAAAATAAAAGCTGAACCAACTACTGTCTCCATTGAATCCTATTCCACCAACGTGACAGGGTTTGAGGTGGGTGATTTAATTAAAGCATCGGGATTTTTCAACGACGCCAACAACGGGGTTAAGCTCGTTTCTGCTGTAGCAGCAGGGTCCGTTTCGGTTCCTGGATTGGCGGTGGAAACTTCCCCACCAACCGGGGCCCAAATACAAAAAGTGGGAGTACGCGCTGAAGCGGGGGATATTGAAATCAGCGTGGCATCAGGGATTGCAACTATTGAATCCACTTCGTTTGATTTCACCACTTTGGGAATCATCCCAGGTGAGTGGGTTTTCCTTGGAGGGGACCAAACACCGAATAAATTTACCAGTGAGGTCAATAACGGTTTTGCTCGTGTAAAGTCGGTGGTTGCTAATTCCATTGTTCTTGATCGTCAACCTAACGTCATGGTTGATGATACCGGGGCGGGTAAATCCATTGAGATTTTTGTTGGAAGTGTGATCAAGAACGAGAAAGACCGACTTTTACAGAAGTGTCATTCTTACCAGTTTGAGCGTCCTTTTGGTGACGCTGGGTTTGAATACACTGATGGTTGTATCCCCAACAAACTTGAATTAAAAGTCACCAAATCGGAAAAATTGACGATCAACATGGATTTTGTTGGTCGTAACCACTCAGACCAGGTAGCTGAAAAATCAGGTACCAGACCTGATCCGGTTCAAGAGGATATGTTCAATGCCTCTAATGACTTTTCCCGTATTCGCCTTCAGGATGAAGAGACCCAAAGCACTATGGCCTCTTATATATCAGATTACACACTGACCATTGACAACGGGTTGACGCCCCTGAAGGCGATTTCCACCTTGGGTAATTTTGATGTGGCCCTGGGTGATTTTGCAGTGAGCGGAACTATTGAAGCCTATTTCGCAACATTTGGTGCAGTCCATGCTATTCGAGACAATGATGATGTCTCGTTGGATTTTGCTATTGTGAAGAAGAACGGGGGATGGTTGTTTGATATTCCCCTCGTTTCTTTGGGTAACGGCAAACCAAAAATTGAAAAGGATCAACCAGTGATGTTGCCTTTATCAGGGGATGCTTCAGAGCACACCACTCTAGGGTACACACTGTTGATTCAGAGGTTTTTTCACTTACCAACATCAGCATCAAGTTAATTTAACAGGAGAATCAAAATGGGTATCTTTGATCAATATAGAGTGGACCATGATGCGGAAAAAGAGGGGGTCAAACTGAACTTTGGTGAGTTTTGGTTGACTGTTCTTAGGGCAGGGGGTTCAAATAACCGTTACAAACAATCTTTGACCCGGCGTACACGTCCCTACCAATCAGCTATTCAAAGCGGGACCATCCCTTACGAGGTGGAACAAAAGATCATGGCTGAAGCCGTTGCTGAAGCTGTGGTGATTGGGTGGGGATCGAATAAATTCGGTGAGGGTCAAATGCCTGACCCAGATGATGAGACATCACCTCTGAGTTTTAATGAAGAAAACGTGGTGAAGTTTTTGACTGCCATTGATATTCTCGTTGAAGTTATGCAATATGCTTCAGCCAGGGAATCATTCCAAACGGTGGGGGATGACGTAAAAAACTGATTGAGGTGATCGAGTATCACCGGGAAAAGTTTGAATTTGAAGAAACAATAGTATCAGCAGCCATAAAGAGGGGCCAACCTATTCCTGATGGGATAACTAACGCCCCTCAATTGGCAGAGTTTCTTGAAATCTATTTGGTGGCTTATTATGAATTGGAAACTTGCAGACCTGTGGGGATGGAAGTGGGAATGATTCCATGGACAGCCATCAACGAATATGCTCTAAGACACTGCATTGAGGGATTTGAATTTGACTATTTTGTGAAGGTCATCAGGGGTGTGGACAATGGACTTAGAAGACTTCAGCAGGGAGATTAATGTCTTAGTTGACGAAATAGAAACCAACGTCAATACCTTGATGAAACAAATCGCTACTGGAATTGACCAGACAGTTGTTATGGCCACCCCCGTAGATACAGGACGTGCTAGAGCTAACTGGACAGTCACCCTCAACACTCGTACAAAAACCTCTCATGAACGTACTGATTTTGAACAGGTTTTGGTTGAATCCAAAGCTGTTATAGATCAATACGGTTCCCACACTAACGCTATCTACATTACCAACAATCTTGCTTATATAGGGAAATTGAACGAAGGGTCATCAGCCCAAGCACCAGCGGGGTTTGTGGAAATCGCTCTTCATGAAGCGATTGATGCGATTGATGGAGCACATATAGTCTGATGGCCACACGCGAAATCAATGTAAGAGTTAGGCAGACCGGGGCTGGTAAGGTACGTAAAGACGTAACCAACATTGGTCGGGCTGCATCTCAGGCTCGTACTCACGTATTGTCTCTTAGATCAGCCCTATCTGCTATTTCCCTTGGGCAAGCCGTATTTCAAAGCATCAATGTGTTGCGTAACTTTGGGCAAGAAATGTCCACTGTTAAAGCCATAACTAATTCAACCGGAAGTGTTTTTCAATCACTACGGGAGGAAGCGCGGCGATTAGGGGCCACCACTCGGTTCACAGCTACTAATGCTGCTGAAGGTATGAGTTTTTTGGGACGGGCAGGTTTTAATACCCAACAAATCCTTAAATCAACATCATCCACCCTGACTCTTGCTCAAGCCGGGGCACTGGGTCTGGGGCGGGCTGCAGACATTGTTTCCAACGTGATGATTACGTTTGGGGCTTCTGCCTCCCAAACTTCAGATTATGTCGATGTGATGGCTTTTACAGCCAATAATGCCAACACCAATGTTGATCAATTAGGTCAGGCAATGAAGTTTGCAGCACCTGTGTCTCATGCACTGGGATTGAGTGTGAGGGAAACTTCAGCAGCCATCGGGGTTCTCTCTGATGCCGGTCTTCAGGCTGACATGGCTGGTACTGGTTTGAGACAGTTTTTCTTGAAGCTGTTGAACCCCACTAACAACACCACAAGAGTATTGAAAAAGTTAGGGTTAACTCTTGGTGATGTAGATGTATCCACTAGAGGTTTGTTGCCTGTACTCCAAACCTTAGCTGATAAAAATATATCGGTGGCTGATACCTTCAAGCTGTTTGAAGCTCGTGGTGGTAACGCAGCTCTGGTTTTGATTGACGCAATCCCCAAAATGAGGAGATTGGGTGAAGCAATGAATTCTGTTGGGGGTTATGCCAACAGAGTTGCTCGTGAAATGAACGATAATCTTAACGGGGCAATACTGTCTGTTCAATCTCGTGCCCAGGAATTGGTGTTGTCCCTAGGGGATTTAGGGTTGGAACGTGGTTTGACCGATATGATGTGGGGTTTGGCTGATGTATTGGCCACAGTAGCAGCTAATGCTGAATCCCTGCTGCCCGTTATTTATTCCCTTGCAGCTTTGTTGGCTGGTACTCTCGTTAGAGCTGCTTACAGAGCAGGATTAGCTTTGGCAGCTTTGGCTCTTTCCAACCCCTTCACAGCTTTATTGGTCGCCATCCCGGCTGTGGTGGCTGCTGTTCACGGGTTTGGTGAAAGTGTGGTGTTGTCCACCAACCAAGGTACCACTCTTAGGGATGTCATGGATGAAGCTTGGGTTGCTATTAAGGACGGGGCGAGAGGGGCGGGGGATGCAATTGATGAACACATCAACGGTGCCCTGAGAGAGGGGGATGGCTTAGGAGCCATGCTAGGTTCGTTTTGGGTAGCCCTTAAACGTGATTTGAGTAATAACGGAAGTATCTTTGCTGAATTGCTCAAACGGGCCAATGAACGTAACAGATTGAAGAAGGAAGGCAATGACATCGTTGCTGCTTTGACTCGTGGGTTGGAAATAGGGGATGAACCTTTTGAGGACCCCAATAAATTGAGTCTTCAAAGAGCACCTAAGACAGCTGATTTTGATGTAGATGCCCTGATAAAAAAGTATCAGGAAAGGATTGATCTATTTGACATAGACCCCACTGAACGTCAAGCAGCTTTAGAGTTCTGGAGACTGGAGAATAAATTACTGGAACAAGGCATAGAGCTGTCTGATGAAAAAGCTGCTGTTCTAGAGGAAGCATTGAAAGGTGCTGTGGCAGATTTAGAGGTTCTTACAGCCAAGGATAAAATCTTGGAGAAACTTAGAGGGGCTGACAATAGAAGATTGGTTGACCAGCAAGCTCTTAATCAGCTATTGGATGAGGGTCAGGTTTCTCTCAAAGAGTACAATCAAGAATTACTTAATCTACAGAAAGTGGGTTTAGGACAGGGGAATTTATTTGATGGTTTGAAATTAGGACTTATTGAACTGAATCAGATGACCCAGAATTTTGGACAGGAAGTATCTAATTGGTTGACTTCGTCGTTCGGTAAAATCAGTGATGCCATGGCCTCCATGGTTGAAGAAGGTAAGATCAGCTTACAAGGTCTTAAGCAGGTTCTTGCTTCTGTGTTAGCAGATTTGGCGAAAGTGCTGATGAGGCGGGCACTCCTTCAGGCTGTTAGCTTCATCCCGTTTGCACAGGGGGGTGTCATCGGTCCCTCTGGGCCTCTCACCGCTTATGCTTCAGGGGGTGTTGTTGATACCCCAACATTCTTTGGGCATGGCGGTGGGTTGGGCCTTATGGGTGAAGCAGGACCTGAAGCAATACTACCCCTTACTCGCGGTAAGAACGGAAAACTAGGGGTACAAGCAGCAGGAGGGGGTAACAGTAAACAAACAAATATAAGTGTGACGTACAATAACCATTTTGAGGGTGGTGGTTCTGGTAATATAGAGGAAGTCGTACAACAAGCTTTGGTTGAGAATAACAAAAAAGTTTATGACCTAGTAAAGGAAGCTGAAAGGCGCAGAGGATGACGATTCAGCTTTTTAACTGGCCCAATGAATTATTGCGACCCAAAGACCCAGATTGGCAATACAACCCCCGGTTGCGGTCAGGGGGAGTGGCGACCAACGGTTACGAACAAACGGTAAGTTCTGGAGCAGGGAGATGGGAAGCTTCGTTGAACTTTGAACTTGGGGGTCAAGGTTCAAACACTATTCCAGCCTGGAGATCAGTCATTAACCGTTTGAAGGATCACTCATCATTTGCTCTTATGGAGATGTTTGATCTTTACCACCACAGTCATAGGTATTTATTTGATTCCACCCAGGAATTTTCCACCTTTGGTGATGGAGGTATTTTTGATGATGGTTCTGTTTTTTCTATGTTCCCAGAAGTCCAAGTGGCCCTGGCTGCTGAACAACATGACCGTTTAGTGGCCCTTGATTTATCGTCAGTAGTTAGACCTATTCAACCGGGGGGTTATATTTCTATCAACAATTGGGGTCATACCATAGTGGGGGTTTCCTCAAACGTGATTGATATTAGACCTGGTTTAAGAGAAGCAGCACAACCAGGGGATGTTATAAGTTTTTACCCCCAAGTAATAGTCAAGATAGAACCAAAAATTACAGGCACCATACAGCAAGGCCGGGGCGGCACACAGGTAATTAAGGTTCACGAAGTGTTGGACAGGAGAGAATTGACATGAACTTTTTTTCCAACATAGAGATAGATGGGATACTGCAAGCAGAAACAATTCAGTTTGCTGGGTTGATCTATGCTGATTTTCTTTCTCAACCTATGAGGGTTTGGGATGGAGCGGGTACTTTGATGACTGAAGACAATCACCAATGGCTTGGCTTGGGTACCTTCCTCCAAGTAAGTGATCTGAGTAGGTCAATGGATGGTGCTGCTGATCAATCAGAATTTTCCTTGAGTGGTGTTGATACTCAAATTGTTCAGTTGGCCAAAAATGCTGCTGCTGAAATCTCAAATCGCAGTATTAAGGTTTATGGTCAAGTATTGGATGAAGAAAAACCTGTTGGCAACTATTTTCAGTTGTGGGCCGGCACTATGGACCAAGTTCGATTTCGAGGGCAAGGAGCCCAGAAGAGAACGGTGTCAATAACTGCTGAGGGATTGTTTGTCAGAAGACGTAGACCAGTTCGTGCTAGATTTTCTGATCGTGATCAACAAGCTCGTTACCCAGGGGATAGGGGTTTGGAGTTGGTAGCTTCACTTGCCAACAAGGAGGTTACATGGCCGAATTATTAAAACAGTTTTTAAAAGACACAATCACCAAGGAATTTGAGTGGGGACAGTGTGATTGTGGGTTGTGGGTATGTGACTGGATTGAACTTAATACGGGTGAAGACCCCGGCAAGGACCTTCGAGGCACCTACACTACCGAACTGGGTTGTGGGAAATTATTAGTGAAAAGTAAGGGGGTGGAGGGTTTATTAGCTGATCGAATACCACCCCTAGCTGATCGAGTGTATGGGCGAAACGCTCTGGGAGATATAGCTGTAATAGATATGCCTAATGTAGGAGCAGCGTTGACTCTGCGGACCCCGATTGGGTGGGCGGTTAAAAACATGGGGAATGGCTACACAGTGTATGGTCCTATAAACATACGATTTGCGTGGAGGTTGAAATGCCTCCAGCAGTAGCGGCAGTAGCGGCAGTTGTTGCCTCAATCGGGTTTAGTGCGGCCACAGCAGCAGTGATTGGTTCCATAGTAGTGTATGGGGCCTTATCTCTGGGTTCAATGTACCTATCTTCGCTCTTAACTCCTGATGTAGATACTGGTGGTACATCTCAAGACCCGGCTGATGGGCAACAGTTGTCTCGTCAATCCAACCCAGAACGTAGGCAAGTGTATGGTAGGGCGAAAGTAGGGGGGGACTTATTCTTTTTCGATAGTACAGAAGGTAAATTCTACATAGGTATTATGCATTGTACTGGACCTATTGATGGGTTTGAGGAATATTGGCTGGGGGACCAATTGGTTGAGTTGGATGCTGAAGGGTACGTTACTCACGATAAGTATCAACACGAGGGGGTCAGTAAGGTCCGGGTGGTGAGCTATCTAGGTCATGAAGATCAGGCTGCTTGTGATGTACTGATTGGTGCCTGGCCTGGTGTTTGGACCAGCAGCCATCAATTAAAAGGCATAGCTTATTCAGTTATGGTGATTGAAGAAGTTCCCTCAGAAATCTTCTCAACCATGTTCAATAACGGGGTTCCAACCCTTCGTGTTGTTTTAAGAGGTTCTTTAGTACTGGACCCCCGTAATACTAACCCAAGACACTGGAGTGATAATTCAGTGTTGGTGATGATGGACTATCTAACCTCTGACGAGGGTATGAAATTTGACCTCGACACTCTCGATCTTACTTCCTGGGCAGCAGCCGCAGATGTCTGTGATGAGTGGGTCACTTTAAAAAATGGTTTAAGTGAAAAACGCTATAGAGCTTGGGGACGGCATGGAAAATATTCAGAAGACCCTAAAGATGTATTGGACAAAATGAAAGTTACTTGTGGGGCTGATTTATTTGAAACTCCTGAAGGTAAATTAGCTATAAAAGTTGGTAAGTTTTACCAGCCAGAAGTTACTATTAATGATGAACAAGGTCATATACTATCCTACAATGTCAATCAAAATACTGGTGTTTTGAGTCTTTTCAACTATTTGAAAATTCAGTATTTATCTCCAGATCATGATTACCAATTGGTTGATGGGGAAGCTTGGAGAAATGAGGACAACATAATAGCTCGTGGGGGTGAGATACTGGAGGAATCAGTAACATTTGGTTATGTTCCCAGTCATTCACAAGCACGTAGATTAGCAAAGATCGCAACCCTAAAGGCCAATCCAGATTGGAGTGGGTCATTGATCACTAATCTTTACGGTCTAAAATTGGTTGGGGAATCAATGATGGATTTGAACCTATCCGAATTGGATATAGCAAGTTCATTTGGGGTAGGTAGTTTGAGAATTTTTGGGGGCACTTCTGTTGAAGTGAATTTTGCTATGTTGACGAGTGAGATTGACGATTGGAACCCTGCCACAGAAGAGGGGGACCCCCCGGCTATTGTAGGGGACATCCAGGACGTGAGTTTGACTTATCCCTCTACTTTCACCGTCACTAAGGAAACTCGTGACGTAGGGACTGTTACGGGGGACATCCTACAATTTACCTGGGCCGATGAATTTCGTGCTAGTTACTCTTTCCAAATTCGATATCAACAAGTGGGTTCTGATGTTTGGCAATATGCTTCATCATCATCAGGAGAAACCACCACATATAGTGAGTTAATCGAAACCGGGCCGGATTATGTATGTCAGATAAGGACGGTCACAGGGGGTGGTGCTGTATCTGATTGGTCGCCAGAGGTAACTACACTATGACCACAGCAGCAGTACTTTTTCGTCAATATGTAGTTGATGGGGTCCCTAGTAGTGGGGTCCACAACCCTCCCAAATCTGATGTACGCCAATGGGGTATTGATTTAGAGAATAATTCAGCCCAGGCGGGGGTGAGTAACACCTTCACAGTTAGTCAGTATTTCAATGACTGGATCAGATTCAACGGTACATCATCAAAAGGATTATACTGGGAGTCCTACGGGGGTGGGTGGTATATGTCTGATACCACCTATATGAGAGCTTATGGGGATAAATGGGTTTACACAGCAGGACAAATTCGTGGTGATGCTGGTTGCTGGGACGGTGGTTCTAGTCGTTGTTATTCTCCCAACAACCCCCCTCCAGCAGCCGGGGGGGTGTTATCTCGTAATGTCTTTACGGCTTCTGGAACCTGGTTCAAACCTGCTGGGGCATCAGCAAATGCTGTTGCTGTGGTTGAGATGTGGGGTGGTGGTGGTGGTGGGCGTTATAATTCGGGTGGTGGTGGTGGTATGTATTC